CAGCGCACGGTGGATACGCTGCTAGCGCGGATGGGCCTTTCCCAGGTTCCACTAGCCGAACGGATCTATCGGACCGGCGTGTGGATGAATGGTCGGTTAGATCGATTGATCACCCAGACACTTGCGGTTGGATTGAATGCGCAACGGTTCGCCAAGGTGGCTCGCGACTGGTTCAACCCGAGTTTGCCGGGCGGTACGCGATATGCGGCAATGCGACTGGCCCGAACTGAGATCAACAACGCATTCCATGCGACGTCTGTGGGCTATGCACAGGACAAGCCGTGGGTCTCGCAGATGGACTGGAACTTGTCGAAGAGCCACCCCAAGCCGGATAAGTGTAACGAGTATGCAGATCTCTCGCCATGGGATGTCAGTACTGTCCCGCGGAAGCCGCATCCGCAGTGCATGTGCTACGTCACAGAGGTAACACCAAATGAGGACGAATGGATCGATCGGTTCATTGCAGGTGAGTTCGATGATTACCTAGATGGAGAGCTCGCGAAAGAGGATGCCAAGCTCGGTATCAGACAGCCGACGCAAGCTACAGTCAAGCTACCTTCTGCAGTCCCAAAACCTTTGCCGCCTAAGATTCCACCGCCGCATGTGCCGTTGCGGCTATCAGGAGATTCTGCATTGGACTCCGTGCCGAAGGGCCTTCCGAAGCCAGGATCGCTAACCACCAAGCAACGGAATGCCTTCAAGACATACGAGAGTGCGGCCTTCCTCGGTTTGAATGGGTTCTTGCGGCGACGCACCGAGATCTCTGATAAGTCTGAAGCTCGCACAGCTGCGACAATCGCTGAGATTGATAGTGCGATGGATGGTAGCGTGCTGCCAAATCATGTCGAGGCCTGGCGTGGTATCTCGAATGCAGATCGATTGTTTGGCGATGCTCTTACCGGTGATCTGACTGGATTCTCATGGGAAGAGCTTGCGTACTCCTCTACCTCTACAGAGGAGAGTGTGGCACGTGAATTCATTGTTGGCGATAATGGAATATTGATCCGGGTATTGACTCCGGCTGGCACCAAGGCTGTGCAGATCAGCGAAAGCCACGATCATAATCAGGCGGAGATTCTCCTAGCCCGCGGAACGGCCTGGAAGGTTGTCAAGGATCACGGGATGGGCCCGAGTGGCAAGCGTGTGATCGATGTAGAGGTTTCGACTCGGCAGCGCGTCGAAATCAAGAAGGCGACAGGCCGAGATAACGCTGCAGCATGATCTGGTATGGAAGGTGGTGAAAGACAATGGAACCGATGCCCAAGGCGTCCGCTATCTTGAGATCCGAGTTGATCGCCGAAGCTGAGGAGATGACTGATGCTGAGCGTGTGCAGGCTAGGCAGGATGCACCGCCGAATGCACCAATATTGAGCCTTCCGGCCAGCAAGAAACCCATCCCGGACTGGGATGGATTCCAACCCGGCTAGACTTGCCGCCTAGCACAGGTATAAACTGAGGAGCGATAGACATGGCCGAGGGTGAAGGCGCACAGAGCGGCGCAGACGGTGCACAGAGCGGCACTGTTGATTCCACCACGGACGGTACGGATGTAACGGGTTCTACGAGCGGCAACGGCACACAGAGCGGTGCCGGTACGGTGCAGCCTACCGAGGCCGACGGTCTGCGGGCTGAGCTGGAGAAGCAGCGACAGAGGACTCTCGCATCCGATAGGCGGGCAGCAGAAATCGACGCGCAGCTCAAGCAGCTTCGCGACAAAGATCTGCCCGAGGCCGAGAAGCTCAAGCGTGACCACGAGGAAGCCGTCAAGACGGTTGAGAAGCTGACGAATACCAATCGAGAGCTTGCGCTCAAGGTGGCGTTCCTCGGTGACAACACGTATTCCTGGCATAACCCCGAGCGCGCTATGCGGCTGATCGATCTCTCCCAGGTGACGATCGACGATGATGGTGCAGTGAGCGGCTTGAAGGACGCGCTCAACGCACTAGCTAAGTCCGACGCATACCTAATCAAGGCCGACGGCGAGGACGTGGCGAAAACTCCGCCTGGGACCGCCCCGGGCAACAACGGAACGAACGGCACAGGTGGACCCAAGAAGGGTGCCATGGCGTCCCGGCTGCCGGTTATGGGAACGCGAGTCAACCGCGGATAGCGCAAAGCCGCTCTGCAAAGCTCACCTGAAAGGGGTGACATGTCCAGGTTCGACAAGTATGACCCGTATGACGGCGGGTTTCGCGCTCGGCTGAACGCTGCGATCACGTCGAGTGACGTCGGCAAGATCTTCGCCGTGACGATCAATACTTCTGGCAAAGTCGTGCGCACCGGCATCTCCGCCGCGGCGGATATCCGCGGCGTGATTGTGCCCACGGAGCCGATGGCTGTCGGTGCGGCGATTGACGTCATGACGGATGGTGAGATCGCCGAGGCGACCTTCACGGTTGGTACGGCGTTCACCTCGGGCGTGATCGTGTACGCCCACCTGGACGGGACGGTTGACGTCACCGCCACCGCCGGGAAGGCTGTCGGCTTCACGGTCGAGGTCAACCGGCTCGTTGTCCGGCTCAACCCGGTCGCCTGAGAAGGAGGGTAACCAAAGATGGCAAAGGGCTACGCCGCCAAAGCGGATATCCTCACCAAGACTCGCGATGGTCAGGACCTGAACCAAGTCTGGGCTGACTACGCCGCGGCCTTGGACGACTTCAACGCCGCTCGACAGCCGCTGATCGATCTGCTTTCTTCGCGAGTCACCGGCATTGTCGATGAAATCACCAATCCGGGTACCGAGCGCTTCGAGCTGGCCACCGAATTCGGCGTGGCGCAGTCGATCCGACCGGTGCCGACGGTTGCCTCTCGGGCGTACCCGTTCGACTGGTATGACCTTCGGCAGGGCTATACCTGGCGCTTCCTGAATAAGGCCACTACCGCGCAGCTCGACTCCGTGCTGAATGTGGCGATGGAGGCCGAGAACGCTTTGGTGTTCGACCAGGTCATGAAGTCGCTTTTCAACAACGTCAACCGGACGACCACGATCGACGGCATCACCTCGCCGTTCACTGTGGTCTGCCTCTACAACGCCGATGGCAGTTACATCCCGCCCTACAAGGGGCAGACGTTCCCGGGATCGCACAACCACTACCTGAGCTCGGGTACCAACTCGGGGCAGATCGCCTTCGACCCGCAGGACTTGTTGGACACGGCGGGGACGATCGAGCACCACGGCTTCACCAAGGCCAACGGCTTCAACATCATCTTTCTGATGAACCCGGCCGACGCAACTGCGTCGGTTGTGAAGTACGTCCGGAACACCGCCTTTGTCTCTGGCGGTGCGGCGACCGTGACGTCTCTGTACGACTTCATCCCGTCATCTGCCACCAACCAGACCCTTCTGCTACCGCCCGGCTTCACGCTGGCCGGGAACGGCATGGCGCCCAATACCTTCGCCGGTCTGGATGTCGTGGGTACTTGGGGACCATATCTGATCGCGCAGGATTATCAGATCCCGACCGGGTACATGGTGGCTGCTGCGTCGGCTGGGAACAATACGGCGCTGAACATCATTGGTGTCCGCGAGGACGAGAACCCGGCGCTGCAGGGTCTGGTCATCAAGCCCGGCAACAACAATGCCTACCCGCTGATCGACAGCAACTTCATCCGCGGGATCGGCGCCGGAGTCCGGCAGCGTGGTGCAGCGGCCATCATGAAGCTGGACGCGAGCGGTGGCGCTTACACCGTGCCCGCGTCCATGGTCTGGTAAGGAGGTAAGCAACCAGATGAGTATGGCAATCGACTACACAACGCCGCTCACGGCCAAGGAGCGGCAGTATCTGCTGCACCGAGGCCGTTACGCGGACGTGGAGCGCGTGGACGCGGCCTTCGGTGAGGAGAGCGATGTATCACTGCTTTCCGGTGACGGCACCGGCCCGGGTACGCGACAGCTGGCTACCGGTGAAGCCTTGGCACAGCGCAAGGCCGAGCTGCTCCGTGAGCTGGAACTCATCGAGCAGGCCGAAGGTGGACCGGTCGAGGACGACGAGGATGTGCCGCCCTACGAGACTTGGAAGGTGGCCGATCTCGATGCTGAGCTCAAGCGTCGCGGACTGCCGGTGACCGGCGACAAGTCCGCGAAGGCGAACGCGCTTTACGTCAACGACGAGCAGCCGCCGCAGTAATCCGGAGAACGCCAGTCCATTCCTCGCGCTCCGGGAATGGACTGGCGTTTTCACAAGGAGGAGACATGGCAACGTCTGATCAGATCGCTGAACTGCGGCTATTCGTTGCCGAGTTGGATGATACCAATTACACCGATGAGCAGCTTGGTACGATTATCGATGCCTCGATCTCCATCAAGGCTGCAGCTGCGACGATCTGGACGCAGAAGGCCGCCAAGTACGCATCGTTGGTGAATGTGGCAGAGTCCGGCTCTTCGCGGAGTCTCTCGGATCTGCACCAGAATGCGCTGCGAATGGCAAAGCAGCTGGGTGCCGACGTGCAAGAGGACACGGCCGAGGAAACTGGCATTCGCATTCGGCGGATTGTGCGCCGATGACCAATCCAATCGAGCTCTCCGTTCAGCGGCAGAACACAGTCGCCTTCATTGAGGCAGACCCGCTGGAGATCCAGCTCAACCGCTCAACGAAGACTCCGAACGGCTCTGGCGGCTATACCACGACGTCAGCGGCGCCAGTTGGCGGACTTCAGCGGATGCGATTGATTCCGCAGCAGGGACCGTTGCCCGAGCAGATCACCGCAGATGGGCAGCGTGTCATTCCGCAGTATGTCCTGATGGGGACCTACCAGGCCGACATGCAGCGCTGGGACGAGTTTCTGTTAGATGGTAAGCGATACCAGATCACCGATGTGCAGCATAATCGACAGTACGAGACCAAAGGTTGGGTGTTCTACCTTGGCTAGCGGGTTCACGCTGGATACTTCGAAGTTCAAGAGCGGTAAGCACTTGGACCAGAAGATCCAGCGTGCTCTATTTGGCGTCTGCAAATACTGGGATGGCAAGGTCGAGACGCACATGAAACACAACGCCCCATGGACCGACCGAACTACGAACGCGCGGAATGGTCTTGCCGCGCGTGCTGCGAAGCTTGCAGCCACCCGGTTCGCCATTATTCTGTCGCATGCTGTTGACTACGGAATCTATTTGGAACGCGGTACTAGGAATATGCGTGCCCGACCGATCATCAACCCGACGATTGAGTTGTACGGTCCTAAGGTCATTGCATTCACTACCAAGCTGATGGATAGGCTGGATCGGTCGGTGGGCGGTGCGTAAGACGATCTATCAGGTCCTCACCGCTACGCCTGCGTTGACGGCCGTGGTGCCTGCTGAGCGTTGGTACGGAGCCGGGGCTGTAATCGATCGCCCACAGACCATGTTCGTTGTTCTTCGTTGGATTGCGCCTGTGCCGTCGAGTGCTGTGGGACATTATCTGAACCAGCTGCGCGTGGATGTGCATGACAAACGCGGGAACTACGACAGTATTGAGGCCCTGCTAGGGAATCCATATTCCGGCAGCGGGATATACAATGTACTTGCTAATCTACTTGATCATTCGGGGCCAGATGGCCGGATTGTGCAGTGCGATTACCTGAATCACTCGGGTGACCAGGAAAGTGACGTGTACGGAACGAACTACAAATTCAGCAGCTGGCAAGTGATCGGAGTGAACACATGACGGATCAGAAAGAAGTCGACGGCACCGAGCAAGCCGAGCCGAATATGGAGTATGTGGAGTACGCGGGTGATTCCCAGTACGGCACGGAGTTCCTGACCTCGCATACGATTACTCCGCGGCAGGCCAAGGAGGGGCAATGGGGCATCGACATCCCGACGCCGCTCGTCTGGACCAAGCGGCTCGGCGGAGCGTACAAGGGCCGGATGCTGGTTCCGGTCGAGGACATCACGCCGGAAGCGCTCGCGGCGCTGGAGAACGAACCGGGATTCAGTCGAGTCACGCTCGATCAGTAGAGCTCCGCTGTCCGGCCGGTAACAAGTTCGGCGAATTGATCGGGGCCGAACTGGAGTTCAAATGTAGGAGCTCGCGCTGCGGGGCTGAGCGTGGGGTGTTGGTGTTGCATCGATTTGATGTGAATACTGGCGAGTATCTCGGAACCACACGGTACCGAGCCATTGAGAGCAGAGAGGAATGAGGCATGGCTCTCTCCATCACCCGGCTGCCGTATGGTCTCCGGGACATCAAGATTGCCACGCTCGATGCCGCAGGCGTCAAGGGCACGCTAGTGGACCTCCCCAATGCGCAGACCCTGGAATTCACCGAGGAGACCTCAAGCCAGGTTCTTCGCGGTGACGATGTCGTGGTGGCGCAGCGTGTAACGATCGATACCGTTAGCTGGACGACCGAACAGGGTGGTATCAGCTTCGAGGCCTATGTAGTGATCGCCGGTGGCGCCATCACCTCTACCGGTACGACCCCCAACGTCAAGAAGTCCTGGACGCGTCTCGGTACCGACGCATACCCCGACTTCTTTATGGAGGGGCAGGCTATGTCGGAGTCAGCCGGAGACCACCACCTGGTGTTCTTCCGCTGCAAAGCCACGCAGATCTCTGGTACGCACCAGGACCAGGAATTCTGGATCTCGCACGCCGAGGGCAATGCCATCGCGACTCTGACCGTGGCCGACGTCGGCAAGGTCTGGGCCATGGTTGCCAACGAGACCGCTGCGGTGATCGTCTGACCGTAGTATCTAGTTGCCGCCCCCGGTGTACCCCCGTGAGCACGCGCGCCGGGGGCGGCTCAACTAATCACCAACAAGGAGCACGAGATGCCGAGTGTTGAGGAATTGAAGGCCGCGCTTGCCGAGGCGGAGTTGCAGCGGCTACAGCAGTATAGCACGCAAGGATCTGTTCCGTCGCCGCAGAGCGAAGATCGGTACGCCGCGTCGAGTTGGGGAACGAATGAGTACGATTTCATCGTCCCCTCTGGACAGACCTGTCGGATGCGGCGACTGCCGATCGAGAAGCTTGCGCAAGTGGGTATTCTCGACAAGATCACCAGGTTGCCCGGGTTGACCGCTGAGATAGTCAAGGCTGCTGAAGGTGCTCCGCCGGAGGCTGTCAAGATGCCCCCTACGGAGACGATCGATCTGCTCAGCGAAATTGTCGACCAACTGATGCCTATTGTTGTGCTTAAGCCTGAAGTGCTACCGATACCCGAGTCGGGCGAAGAGCGTATTCCTGGAAAGATCTACGTTGACACGGTGGATTTCGGTGACAAGGTGGCGATCCTGAACAAGGCCACAGAAGGCCTGGTGAAGTTTGATACCTTTCGTGCAGGATCCCAGCTCATTAGCTAATTGCTGGGCAATGTCGAAAGCCTTACAAACTCGCCCATCTGAGGTTCTTCGGATTACTGATGAATTCATTGCATATGCATTCGATTCTGCCGTGATTCTCTGGGGCACCTCCTTTGATGCGGCGATTAGCGAGGCCGTCGGTTCGGCCAAGAACCGCGAGGCCGCGGAGAAGGCACAAATGCGAGTAATCCGGCGCTGGCTCCCGGTCACCCGGAAGTACGCGGAGATCCAGAAACGGTGAGGTCTGTCCATGTCATATGATCTCGGGACCGCGCACGGCAAGATTGAGCTCGAATACAACAACAACAATGCGCCGCGCGATGTCGATCGTGACATGGATAAGATCAACAAGAAGTCCAAGGATACTGACAAAGGACTACAGAAGCTCGGAAAGACCCTCAGTACGCTTGGTTCGGGTGCGAGAATCGGTCTGATTGCTACGGGTATTGGTGCTGCAGCGGTACAAGCCGCTGCACTCGGTATTCAGCTATTGGGCATGATACCCTCGCTAGTGTCGATTGCGTCGTTGACCTCGGCATTGCCAGGATTATTCGTTGGTGTGATCGCGAGTGTAAGCGTTCTTAAGGCTGCATTCTCTGGTGTAGGTGATGCAGTAAAAGCTGCGTTCGATACCCAGAATCCGGATAAGTTCCAGAAGGCCTTGGATAAGCTTTCTCCGGCTGCGCAGCAGTTTGCTGTTTCCGTTCACAATGCGGCCCCCGCGCTTAAGGCCTGGCAGAAGTCGATCCAGGATGCGTTCTTTAGCAGTTCATTCCTCGCAGGTCAGCTTCCGCGGGTTGTGAAAGCTTTGGGTACACTCTCGCCTGGATTGATTGGTCTTACCAAGCAATTCGGCGAGATTACGCGACAGGTTGCTAACTTTGTTCTTAGCGCTGATAGCATTGACTTCTTGAACCATGCCGTTGGTCGGTTCCGATCGATTGTTGCTTCTGTAACGCCTGCGATATTGCCAATCCTCGCAGGCTTGCGGGCTGTGGGAACGATCGGCCTGCCTTTGCTTGGAAACTTGTCGGTTGCTGTTGGAACTGTTGCCAACAAGTTTGGTACCTGGCTGAATGCAATTGCAGCCGATGGTCGGCTGCAGGCTTGGATAGATACTGCACTGTCTACACTAAAGACGCTTGGTGATATTGCCAAGAATGTCGGATCGATCTTGTTCAGTGTTATCAAGGCTGCGCAGGACGTTGGCGGAGGACTCCTCGGCACACTGAAGGAGATCACCGGTCAGTTCGCGGCGTTCCTAAGCTCTGCTGAGGGCTCTGCGGCTATCCGGGCGCTATTCGGTGCAATTCTAGCGATAGCGAAGCAGCTGGCTCCTGTTATCACCACGCTTGTTGGTGCGCTGGCCGGTGCGCTTGCTCCGGCGCTACAGGAGATTGCCAGCGTTGTGGGACCTGTGCTGCTACAGGTTGTCAACGCACTTGCTCCGGCTTTCGGTCCGTTGGCGAAGGCGATTGCAGATCTAGTGGTGGCCGTAGCACCGCTCCTACCCCCCGCAGCAAAGCTCTTGGCCCTTTTGGCGCAATTGGCTGCTGTAATCGCCTCAAGTCTCTCGGCTGAGCTCGGGCCGTTGATCGATCTGCTAGCGAATGGACTGTCGGGAGCTTTCGATCAGCTTGGGCCGGTTGTCGATGCGTTTGCGTCAGCTCTGCCGATCGCTGCCGCTGCGGGGATTCAGCTAGCTAAGGCGTTCGCTCCGCTCGCTCCGGCAATCATTCAGGTCGCGCAGGCTGTGGCCGGAGCAATTATCCAGAACCTTCCACAACTTACTCAGGCCATCATCGAGCTGCTACCGACGGTGATACAGCTTGCGACAATCATGGCCGGGAATCTCTCCAAGGCTCTGATCGTCATCGCGCCGTTGATTCCGCCGATTATCTCAGGAATTGTTTCGTTTGACGTTGCATTCTTCAAGGTGTATGGAACCATCTTGAAGGTTGTGATTGCGATTACGCAGTTTGCACAATCGCTGGCGCATATTCCGGCGATGATCGGGAGTGCAATCTCTTCGTTTGTGACATTGATAACCAATGCATTCAAAGTTGTACAGAGCGCAGTGGTAACCGGACTGGGCGTTGTGATTGCATTCTTTACAGCGCTTCCTGGTCGATTGATAACGGCGCTGAAGGCTCTACCGATGCTGCTGGGGAACCTGTTCATCTCGGCATTGCAGGCCGCCGCTACTGCGGTTGGTTTTGCAGCCGGTTTGATCGTTGGTATCTTCACCAAACTCCCAGGGCGGATCGCCGCGGGGATTGCGGCTCTACCCGGGATTCTTAGCAAGTTTTTCATTGATGCCTGGAATGCTGCTAAGACGATTAGCATAAACGTATCCAACACGATTGTTAACTTCGCTAAGACAATTCCCACCAGGATCAGGAATGCAGTCAACTCGTTGATCGGCTTGCTCAGCGGAGTGATGCGTTCGGCATTCTCGTCTATGCGGTCCGCCGCTGTGGGCGGAGCTAATAGTGTGATCGGATTTGTCCGAGGTTTACCAGGCCGCTTGAAGGCTGCGGTTGGAAATCTCGGTAGTCTGCTGTATAACGCTGGGGCCAATGTTATTAACGGACTGATCCGCGGAATTCAGTCTGGGATCTCTCGTGTGCTAGGGATGGTAAGCGACCTGGGGCATCGGGTACGGGATGCTTTTAACAACGCTTTGTCGATTTTCTCGCCGTCACGGGTCTTCGTGGAGTCCGGTGTCAATATCGATGAGGGCTTGATCAATGGCATCCGGAAGAAGATGGGAGAAGTCTCAAAAGCTGCGGTGACGCTTGCGAAAACTGTGATCGATCCCACCATCTCTTTGCCGACTGTGAGCGGTATGGCGCTAGCCGGAGTCTCCGCACTGCCTGCGGCGAAGAGCGCGGTTGCGCAGATGAGCGATACCCCGAACTTTGGTCCTTACCACCTGCAGATCGACAAAGACACGCTGGTTGCCTTTACGATTGACGCTATCACCGGAAATCCCAAGGTTGTAGCCGCTGCAAACACCGAGGGCTCACGGCAGAAGGCATGGACAGGTTCCGGGAGGAATAATTGATGGCACGCGCGGAGCGACAAGTCCCGAGCATTTACCTTGGCAGGCCAGGTGCCGTCGTTCAGTTGCCGTGGCCGCGTGGAGACCTGGAGCGATCTTATCAGCGGCAGTCCTTCGACTTTGTCACTGGTTCGGGGCAGCATGCGATCTCGCTCTTGACGGCCGGAGCGCGGAGCTACAACGTTAACTGGAACGCGCTGCATGTAGACAACTTTTCACTACTGGAAGCATTCTGGAGTGGCACGAACGGCGCAGGGCCTTGGGCATTGATCGACCCATCTACCCCCAACATGCTGCTGCCGAACCAGGCAAGTGCTACGAATGCGCTCTATGACACGACTGGCTTTGCGACATCCACAGGCGCGGCCAACATGGGGACGCTGCTGAGTAACTCGGCAACGGCCGGAAACCTGACGCATCGCACTGGTACCCAGAGATCTTTGCGTTGGCAGTTCACAGTCGCTGCAGCGACTACACCTATCCTGACGTTCACCTCTCCATACCGGAACTGGTTCGGCTATCCGGCTGTTGCAGGTCTACCGTATGCCTGGAGCTTCTGGGCTCGTCCGGATGGTACAGTGGATACGTCTATTACGTTGGCCGCTATATTCCAATGGCTGGACTCAGCAGGCGTACAGATCGGCTCAGACGTCACCGGCGGCGCAATCGTTATGAGTTCGGGCTATGTCAAGCTGTCGGTAACCGGCACCGCTCCGGCGGGCACGGCGTACATCAAGCCGTTGGCTGTGGCGACTGGATCAACGATTACTACTGGTGGTTCGATCTACCTGGATGAGCCCCTGCTTGAGCAGGACAGTGCCTTCAACAACTGGGCCCCTGGAACGGGGGTCCGTGCGATTGAGATTACTTCACTTGTCGATATTGCGCCCTTTGAGGCGCGCATGCGGCGGGGTTGTACTATGACGGTCCAGGAGCTTCCGATATGACAGCCCTTGATGACGCACTTGGCGAAGCGTCGATTGTACTCGGTCCGCACCAGGTCCTAGCGAACTGGCGAGAGACTGACAACGGGGATCTGGCGACGAATGGTGATTCGGTCAGTAATCTGAGCTCTCAGTTCGGTGGTACTATGACGGTCTCGCATTCATTGAACGATGCGCTGCCGGATAGTGTGACGATGAGCTCTGGTGTGGACGCAAGCGGCATTCTAGACGCAAGCCTCGTGGGCCGCGAAGGCTTGACGCTAGCGTCGAGTGGACAGCGATCCTACGACGCGTCCTCGACTACTACGGGAGCTGCGACGACGTCGCTGACGACGTCTTTCGTTAACACCGTGCAGCGCGGTGACTTTGTTATCTGCGCAGTGCTGATCAATGATGCGACCGCTACTTTGGTGCAGAATGCAATCGATCCGAAGGACCAGTGGACGTTCCAGGGTGTTATCAGTGACTCGCCGTATTCGCTCTACGTCTATACAATGCGAGGATACTATCCTGGCAGGGCTGCACTGAGCCTGACGTCTGACAAGAGCGTCTCGTATATTGCGATCACTACTGCGTTCTGGGCTATCAACCCGGTGAGCTATCCGCTCAGTTACCGTGTGACGAACGTTGTGGTTGCGGCGGAGGCCTCTTCGGTGACATCACATGCGGTAACGTCCACTTTGACTGGCAAAGGTTATCAGATTGGGATTTGGGCTGATGCCTCTAGCCTTGGAGCTTGGACCGCTGGCGCAGGTGTGACAGTCTGGGGCTCTTCCACTGCATCCAGCATGATCATGATGACTGGTACTACCGCGCTGCGGGACTCTGGCGTAAACACAATCAATGCAACACAGGGTTCGGCCACGGCTGTAGCTGTCATGGCTGCGATATCAATCGAGCCCTACGCACGCCCAAGGATGGACGCGAGGAAATACTTCTCGCCATTCAATCGCGATAGCCCTGTGTATGGTTTCGATCGAGACACTGCAACAGTCCTGACGAATATTCGGATCCTGACATCTGCCGGTCCAGTCGATACACAGGTGTTCTACGGGCAGATGCAGGGGATTCCGGTTAGTGGTCGATCTGCTGGGCTCTCCGCGGTTAGTAAGACCCGCATCCGGCTCAACAGGTCAGTTTCGCTACCTGTGGTCAATGGATATCGCGAAGGGCTGACGCTTGATTGGCTGGTGACTTGGCTGTTGGCTCGTGGCAGTCAGTTCATTGGGCCTTCACCGAATCGTTATACGCGATACTGGGCACCGCTACATGGATCGGTCCATGCCCATTTGGATTCGCCATATGGCTATAACTCTGTGCAAAACTACTTGCCGCCTACTCCACCGGGTGGGCCGTACGGAACCAGGAATCCTACATATGTCGATGGTCCATTCCTGTTAGGGATGTTCGGTCAACAGACTGCTACCCGGACCGATCGAGTGATCCTCAACCCTGGAACAAATAACTTGCCATTGCTACCAACGCAGGAGTTTCCGCACATCGTCGAAGCAGGCGGAGCCTTCGTCTACGATGCAATGTCGGTATCGAACTCAAAGGGCAGGCTTTCCATCTGGATTCGTGGCGACGCGGCTCTATCAGCCCCCTCATATCTGACGGCTCCGGATGACTTCCTGTTCTATGCCAGTCTGCTATGTAGCAACAATAGTTCTGGAATTGTTGGCTGGGTCAAGATTGGAATCGACTCGGCTAACCGCAGGGCGAACATCACCATGGGGTCTGACGCGTTTGCATATACGATTGTGTCGTATGCAGTAAGCGGTCTGCTACCGACTGATGGTGCCTGGCACTTCTTTGGTTTCTGGTGGGACTTTGCCGCAGGTACCGCAAAGGTCAAGGGGCCGACAACTGAAGGCTCGTCCTCAGCTTGGGCGACGAACGGAAACAACTCGACGGCTGGCTTACCACTGACTGATGATCAAGCTGTGAAGCTTGGGTACAGCACGCAGCTATACATCGCCTCACAGTTGCCGCTCTCCGAGGTCATGTTTGATACCGGGATCCCATATGCGGCTGGACTTTGGGATGATCAGCTCACAGTGATTGCACCGGCACAATCGGCTACCATGCGCCCACTCCGGCGTAGCCTTGTCGGAATCGCCGAATCGACTGCTTTGAATTGCTGGGACACCATTGCTGATCTAGCCAAGGCTTCTATCAGTGCATATCGAGTCAACGAGCTTGACAACATCGAGTTTCTGCCCCCGTCGTACTTTGGCGAGACTGCACAGATGACGGCTTCAGCCGTTCAGGACACTAAGAAGAATGCTGGAGACCTGGATGTGACGATCGACGCATCCAAGGTTCGCAACAATGTCACAGTCCAATTCAATGACTCGCGGATTGATGCTAAGCCGCAGCCTATGCTGCAGTACTTGACATCGGTGCAGCTATCGACTGGTACCACCGTTGTGGTATTCCCGATGGATATCCCGTGTGTGGAAGTCCACGGCTCTGCGGCGACCGGTGGTACAGACTACTCGATTCTGAATCTGACGTCATCACAGATCAGTACGCCTACCTTGCCAACCGCAAACCACTTCATGACGATCAACACTGCGACTGACGGAACTGGCACAGTCTTGAGCGCTGTGCAGGTCAAGGCGACCATCATCGCAACGGACGCGCTGTCTATTACGCTGAAGTTCGTCAACATGTCAGGATCTTTGGCCTATCTAGTCAACAATGGTAATCAGGTTCCGTTCTTGCAAATCCTCGGTTACGGACTCCGCCAATCGGACGGCTATACGACCGTCAGCGATTCCAGTTCAAAGTTGGTGCGTGGAGACAGGTCGTTGGATACCGATCTCTACTGGGTGCAGGATCGTTCCGCGGCAACTGACATCTCTGCGCAGCTGCTTGGGATCCTTGCCCGGCCCCGACCGGAGCTCGGGCTGAAGGTGGTCGGTGATCCGCGGCGTAAGCCAGGCCAGCTAATCACTATCTTGGACTCTGAAGGCACCGGTGCTGCGGGCACCTGGCGGATTCTCTCGGTGACGCATAACGTCTCGGGTGCGGAATACACACAAGACCTTGATGTCGTTCAGGTTCTTCCCCCAGCGGTCTGGGATGGCCTGGACGGCTGGGACAACGCGGTTTGGAGTTGAGATGGCAGGGCCATATGCAATCACTACGCCGGTCCAGGGCCAGCCGATTCCATCGGCCGGTTTCGGGATCGCCGTCAAGAATGCAATCAATGACCTAGACGCGCGCACCTCAAGCTTGGAGACCGGTACGCAACCACTAGTCCGGCTGATTCAGCAGTCTGCACAGAGCTTTACCACGGGCGTTGTGGCGGCTCTTACGTTCGGTGCTAGCTCTGAAGATATTGACACCGACAACTACCATGATACCGTTACCAATAATTCACGTGTTACGCCGTTGCGGGCCGGTTACTACGAGGTCAACGTAACAATGTCGCTGGCTGCAGGCGCTTCGTCATATGTGCAAATCGTTGCAGCTGTAGCGAAGAATGGGACACGCGTCGATCCGCAGGCGATCATGCGGCCTGATCCGACTACCGCTGCGACGTCAGCCTTTACATCTGCCATGGTGTCCTGTAACGGCTCTACGGACTACATCGAGGCATATGGGCAGCAGACTTCCAGCGGTTCACAGAACACCAATACGTCAACTGGTTTCCGTTGTGTCCTTGAAGTGAAGTACCTCCGGGCGCTGTGACGTATCCTCGAAGCATGTTCAGTTTGGTGCTAAGTGAGTTGCCGCCCGAGCCGAAGAAGGCAGCTGACGCTCCGGTCTATGAGGCTGAGCCCTCGGAGGAGATCCCGGAGGACGACAAGGAGGACGAGGAAGAGGATGGCAAAGCCTGACGTACCAATCGCTAAGTGGATGGGGCCGCCAAAGTCCTATACCACGGGCCGGAAGAGCGGCCAGCCTTCGGTCATCGTGATCCATACAACCGAGGGACACGAGGATGTGTCGTCCGCAGAGGACGGTGCGGCTTACGACAAGCGTCGGAGCGACGGCACATCGACGCATTTCTTTGTGGACCAGAACTCGGTTGTGCAGTGTGTTGAGCTGAAGGACGAAGCGCACGCAGCCAGGACGCACGGTAACGACATCGGGATCCAGATCGAGATCTGCGGCCTAACCGCACAGAGCAAAGTACAGTGGGCCGACAAGGCCAGCGCGGCGACCCTGGAGAACGTCGCAAAGCTCTGCGTTCAATTGCGGCAGAAGGGTAAGTACCCGTTGACGCGACTGCAGGGTGCTGCTCTACGCTCCGCCTGGGACGGCGGCAAGACTCGCGGATTCTGCGGCCACATCGACATCACGAACGCGTTTCCAGAGGACAAGGGAACGCACAACGATCCCGGGACGAACTTCCCGTGGACCTGGCTTTTCAATCGCATCAAGGAGCTGGAGGGTACCGACGTGGCAACCGCGGAAGAGACCTGGGGATTCAAGGTCCCCAATCCATACAGCAAAAATAAGCCTCAGGCAGTCGGTGAGCTGCTGGCTTGGATTGGCAGTCGACAGGGTATCTCGGAGGCTGTCGCGGCCGAAGTGGCCCCGCAGCTTGCCGACGTGAACAGCCGGATCAGTTCGGTCGCATCGCAGGCATCTAGCAATGGGGCCGGGTTGACCGATCTGAAGCTTCAGATCGCGGCCCTGGACGCGAAGCTGGACCAGATTATCGCGGCGCTGGCGCCGAAGAACTGAGTCCGGCGGGCGAAGGTGGCGAAAGTCGATTAGACTTTCGCCACCTTTCCGTATAACAAAATTGAATTGGGGGTGCGGTGTGTTTCTTGGCGAAACCGCTCCGACAATTCCCGACTTGAATGCGCTAATGCCAGCGTGGGCACAGCAGATTTCTCTGCTGGGATTGTTGATATTGATTGTTGCCGCATTCCTAACCGGACGAATCGTGACAAGGACGCAGAATGAGCGTGATATCGCCGCAGAGCGTAGGGTAAGCGATATTTGGGAGCGAAACGCCGAAGTTGCCAACTCCCAGGTCGACCGGCTGACAGCCGCTCTCCAGCCGGTACTTGACGGCAACGCAGCCATCCTCAGGGCTGTGTCCGAAGTGCAGGAGGAACAAAGGAGAATGCGCGAGAGAGGCAGGCCGCGATGATGGGTCGGCACCGGCATCCACGCCGAGATACAGCCGAGCGGCTAGCTCATGCCGAAGAGGCAGCCGGAGAGATCGCCGAGCGGGCCCAGCGAGTGGACGACCAGATATCATTGGTCGTAAGACTTACTGAGGGCTGGCGTAAGGTGCACAAAACGAATCATCTCGCCCAGCTATTTCGCGAAGAGGGGCATTTGGGATGAGCTGGAGGGAATACGGAGATTGGGCATTCTACGGCTGTGCGATATCAGCCGTTTTGTTTGCTATGCTATATCTATTCTTTGCACCGTGGTGGGAGACTAAGGCCGGTCGCAATATCATGGCCGTGATGGGATCGCTTGCGGTTGCTCTGGCCTACTTCGCCTGGGTCATTACGATTGGCGGAGTTCCGAGCTACTTTTGGCCAACAAGGGCTATCCTGTTCACGGGGATTGCGGTTGCTATCAGTTGGCGTATCGTGATCTTCATTCAGCTACACATGATGCGGAGTCTCCGCGATCCTCGGGAGGGGAAACGCAATGTATTGGAAGACACACGGGAAGTCGATCGCCATCTTGCTGGCGACTCTGGTGATGGCGGGAGTCACGGGGTACCGAGCGGTGGCAGCTGACGGCGTCAGCGCCTCGGAGTGGGTTCTGGTCGTGATCGCACTCGCTGGAACCATCAACGTTTGGGCGACTGCGAACGTTCCGGCCTTTGCTAAGGCCAAGACCCTCGTAGGTGCGGTGTTCCTGGTGCTGAACCTCCTCGTCAGCTACATCACCGGCGGGATCTCCGGCGACGAGTGGATGCTGCTAGTGATTCAGTTCCTCGGTGCACTAGGCATAGCGGTCGCCCCGGCAGTCTCCTCGCTCTCTCCGACGAACGCCGGGCCACCTGCCCCCAAGTTCGTCAGCGGTACCTAGGTCGACTAGCGGCAGTTTCTGGCGCGACGTAGACTGTGTTTCAGATCGAGCCTGGGCTTAGGCCTGGGATGCGGTCGGTACGGCGGGATTTGGCTGGTCCCTTCTCTCGCCCGTAGTCGACTGCCTGCCTCGTGTAGCTTGCCGAGGCCGATGGGCCCCGGGACTCTCAACCCGGGGCCCATCGTCGTTTCCGGCGAGGGTGCTTCCGTTCTGGATCGGATTGGCGTAGGATGTTGGTTGCCAGGAGAGGGCAACGAAGGGACCAGGACAATGAGCAAGCGCGAGCGCATCCCCCACACGGCGAGGTTCTTGATGACCTTCCACACGGCAGGCGCTGGTCTTCCGGCAGACGTGAACGAAGAGCGCGCAGCAGTCGAGTTCGTCACCGGCGGAGCGCAGACTGCTACCGCGACCCGCTCGGACGAGTGGATGATTGAGATCAGTGGCTATCAGGTAAAGCAGGGGCCGGGCCTGGTCTCCGAGAAGCAGGCCAAGTGGATCATTGATATTGCCACCACCCGTGAGACCCCTGGTCCGGCTGAGGCCGTATTGATACGGCTGCAGCAGGGTTTCGCAAAGAGTGCAGGGTCGCAGTTCATCACCGCCTATAAGGACCTCCCCCGGAAGGCCGCTCCGGCTCCGATTACTGACTTCGGTACTCCGGCCGGTACGGTGGTGCGGGAGACCCACAGCACTGTCGCTCCTGGTCGGTACGCCTTGTTGCGGGATGGCGTTGTCAAGTTCTATCGGGTCACCGAGGGCAAGGCTGGAGGACGTTGGGCCGGACGGACCTTCATCAGCGCGCAGGCGAGCGATGACACCTTCCCGATCCGCAATCCCCAACAGCGTGCAGAGATCTTGGCTGAGATCGCCAAAGACCCCGAAGCAGCGCTTTGCCTCTACGGCCGAGAGCTGGGCGTCTGCGGTGACTGCGGCCGGACGCTAACGGACGAGACCAGCCGTGAGATCGGTCGAGGCCCGGTCTGCCGGGCTAAGTAACGAAAGAGGACCGGCGAGGGGGATCCTCTCGCCGGTCTGCAATGGAGTAGGATGAAATTGTTGGGCCGAGAGAGGCCCGAACCGAAGGGACCAGATATGGCTTTCGATTACGCAGCCAAGATCGGTAAGCTCATTGCGATGGCAGAGGACGAAACTCTGCCGGACGTGGCGCGAGCGAGTTACCGCCAGATGGCTGAAGACCTCATGCGCAAGTACCGGATCGCCGAGGAAGAGGCGATTGCTACGGAGTCCTCCGCGGCTGTGCCGGTGAGTGACTCGATCACCATCATGGAGAGTCGGGCCTACTACAACCCGCTGCGTGACTACTACTGGGATATGTGGTCGCGGATCGCGCAGCACTGCGGGATTCGGACCGCTGGAGGCTATGGCGAGGACGAGTTGGTTGCCACGGCGATTGGCTATGAAGGCGATATTCGGTACGCCGAGCTTCTGTTCACAGCTTCGCGGCTGGTCTTCATGACACGGATCGATGCTCGGGTGAACCCTCAGCTCTCGGATCAGGTGAACTGCTACTACATGCGGGCCTCAGGTATGAGCCGGAGGGACATCGCCACAAAGCTGTGGCAGTCCGAAGCGACTGATGGGGCTGCACACAGCAAGGTGCAGAAGCTCTACGCAGCTGAGTGCATCCTGCGTGGCGAGACTCCGAAGGTTTCCGGTCGGGGGATCCAAGCGGACGTCTATCGCGATGCCTATGCGCGAGGGTTCGTCAATGAGCTTTCTTGGCGGCTGCGAATCGCTAGTTCCGCAGTGGACAAGGTCTCCGGCGGACTGGTTCTGCACGGTCGCAAGGAGCGGGTCGATGAGGCTTTCTACGCCGAGTTCCCAAAACACAGGCCGATGAGCGATGAGGAGTACGCGCAGCAGGTTAAGGAGCGCGAAGAGGCCGAGGCGAACTGCTCGTCCTGCAAGTCCACCAAGCACGAATCTGGGAAGTGCAAGACACACCGACCGTACGAAGTCAGTGCGGCGATGGCCCGCCGGTACGACCGTCGGTACCACTCCTCCGAGGCGCGCGCCGGTGAGCGGGCGGGCGAGCTCTCGGCCCGTGACGTCCATATCGGCCGTGTAGGTGAGAAGGCACCGCGACCGACTGAGGCCGCAGCAGAGCAGACTGCTCTAGGCGTCTAGCCCCCACATGGACACCGGGTGGGTCGGAGTTGGTACCTCAGCCACCCTGGCTCACCCGGATTCAATGAGAGGAAAATGCAGTGGAAAAAGTCACGCCTTCGCAATTGATGACTACGGCGCGTAGGCTGAACGATGAAGCCGAGCGGCTCCGGATCGATTCGCGGTATGCCGTCGCGGCTGACAACACGCAAGGGCATTCTTACACCCTCATCGAGACGTTTAGGTATGACGGCTACGAGATCAATACGAATATTGGCAAGACCGCAGCAGAGGCCAATTGGTGGCTCAAAGGTATGCTGCGTGCGTTCCTGTCAATTCGTGTGCACTCTCAGGTCGCGGCGGTACTTGAGGATAAGAACTCCGGCGAGCTCGCCGGTGACCCTAACTAGGGAGAGCAATGAAGAACCGTTTCAGGGTAGCGCTCATAGCGCTGCTGACGTTCGTCGGTCTGATGGGCCCAGGCCTACCAGCCCAGGCAGCGGGATCGTTGGCTCCGCTACCGTCGCCCACTACCAAGCGGACTTTGCTGAAGGGGGCGTCAGGTCCCAAGGGTGACCCCAGCCCGAGTGTGATCAGCACGTTCTCATGCCCCTGCTACTACTACAACGTGGGAAGCCAGGGCTTCACCGGAACGCTGCCGACCTATCAGGCTGTGAACTTTGGCTGGGGAGCGGTCGCCCCTTCGCTTCAGTCGGGTGACGCACACACCCTGGTGGAGAACTCGGTCGAGAAGACCATCAGTGGACAACGACAGATCGTGGAAGTCGGAGCCCGTAATTCGGGCTCTGGAATGAAGATCTTCGTCTACCACTGGATCAACAGCGTCGGCCAGGGCTACGGAACCAACTTTACCGTTGTGGGGACCCCTACCTACGCACCCAACACCGCGGTCGGCCCGGGTACGACGCTCACCAGCAACCTTCATTTCCACACTCAGTATGTCGCGGCAGGCGGTGGCTATCCGGCGGCCTGGTGGATCGGTGTCTACCCAGTCGGCGGTACGTTCCAGTGGGTGGGCTACTACGCGGCCTCGCTCTGGACTGGGGCGGGCGTTTCCGGCTTCACTGACATTGACCTGGGGCAGGTGTTCGGCGAAATCGCTTCGACCACCCACCTAACTGCATCCACCGTCTGTTCAGGTATGGGCAGCGAGACGCTTGCAACCAACGCTGTGGGTGCATCGCTCGGTTCCGCTGCGACGAACCTCGGGCTGGAAACTCAGTTCCAGCGGGAGTCGCCTACGGGAATCGATCCGTACTGGAACGTGGCCTCGCTCAGCAACAGCACATTTCGCTTCGGCGGACCGGGAGCCTGCTAGCCATGCGACGAATCTTCGCCGGAGTCCTGCCGCTTGCGCTCGGGATAAGCGCCGGAGCACTGGCTAGCTCGCAACCAGCTAGCGCTGCACCTTGCGCCCCGACTGCGAACTATATCGCAGGCTGGGACGGTACGAATACCTGTGCGACGTATCTTTGGGTCTACGCCTGGGACATCATCACCACGAGTGGCTGCAAGAACATAGGCGCGCCGAACGTTACCAGCTACATCTGGAACGCGACGAGCCGACAGTTCCGGGCTTGGACCGGACCTAACTGCACTGGGTGGAACGCTCCGCTCTACGCCCACACTGCGGGCCCTATGGGCGGGATCTTCGATAACAACATCGACTCTGTTTCACGAGACACGTAGCAGACCGAAGTATCGGGGCGTTCGCCAATCGGTGGACGCCCCGTTGCTGTTTCTTCAGGTAATTAGCAATTCCTACGAAGTTGGTTATATGCTATGGATTAGATGGAAAAATCTTGCAGACCGAGTAGCCAGATCGACTGCAGTTGGCGTAAAGTTGCTCTTGTGAGGCCGAGAGAGCGGCTTCCGGAGAAGGGACCAGAAATGATCGAACTGACCGCGCTGACCGAGACCGGACTCAACGCCAACACTGCTGTGGAGCTTCGCAAGGCTGCCGCTGAGCTGGGCATAAAGGGCGCGAGCAAGGGCAAGAAGGCCGACCTGATCCTCGCCATCATGGACCTGGCGTACGCGGCCCAGGACGAGCAGGCCAAGGCCGCTGAGTTGGAGGCCGAAGCTGCGCAAGAGGCCTTGGTTGAGGCCGCTACCAAGCGCGGCAATTGCACCGAGTGTGGCCGCAAGGAAGACTTCCGGGCGAGCGGCCTGTGCGAGCCGTGCCGCGAGTACGCCGAGTGGGAGAACGCCCATAGCGACGAGGGTCACGATGACAAGGAATTCCCGGTTCGTGACGCGTTGACCGAAGCCTGCCAGGTGTGCCACCCCGAGCTTGACGGCCGGACGGTCCGCCCGACTAGCAAGAGCCGCGCTGGCATGGTCATCGTCGCCAAGGGTAGCGAGATCCATAAGAGCCTGATCTTCAAGGAGGCGGCCGAGAAGATCGGTTGGACGGTCGAGATCGAGCGCGAGACGTACGAACTGCCGGAGGGCTCAACCGGCGAGGGCACTCGTTTCTACGCCACAGGGACCAAGGGCAACGACTCGATCTCGCTGGCATGGGACGGCCGCGCGTATGACTACCCGGCGAGCTCCGCCAAGCTGAACGGCAAGGTCCGCAAGGTTCGTAACCTGAAGGAGGCCCTGCGCTTGCTTTGAGCGGCGAGTGGGGCGGCTCAAGGTCGCCCCAACTTTGTGCAAGATTTCTTGCCGGTACTGCTACCCGATCCGATCCGATTGGGGTAACGTTCTCCTCGTAAGCAAGATGCAAAACCCGAAGGGGCCAAGTCATGAGCCGGATCGCCAAGGGAACCGTTTTCACCCTCAACGCCAATTACGCAAATGCGGATCTGGCTATGCGACGGGTGCAGAACTTCTCGCAAGCCAACCCGACGACCTCCCCCGCGAACGGTGCGCCGGAATTTTGCAGCGCCGCTGACCGCGCTTGGCGAGAGACCTTCGGATCCAAGTTGACAATGGTGGTTTGCGCTTGCGGCCAGGTTAACCCGAGCGTCCGGAACGACCTTCGCACCGTCTGCTGCAGTGCCTCGACGGTTACCGTAGTTTCCTGAGGGGCCCGATAAGCCTGAGGGGTGGCCGGACCTAGGCCCGGACGTCCCTCAGTTCTCTCGGACCAAATGAGAGCACTTTAGAAGGGACCAGGCGTGACAACCAAGGCGAATAAGTTCGGGCTGCGCAAGGCCGCCGAAGAGCGGACCAATCGGCATGCACAGCGGACGCCGCTACCGGCGAAAGCCGAGAGGATCGCAGACGCCAAGGAGGTCTTGGCTACGATTCAGCAGGACTTCCCCAGCGTGAAATCTTGGGGTAAGGCCCAGAGCTTCAAGAAGTTTGCCGAGCTTGATGGATGGGACGTTGAGCTGAAGGCCGACGGTGAGCGCGTGACCCTTCTGGCGACTCGGGCTGAAGGTGTGGAGGCGCTGCACCAAAGCTGGCTCAACGGAGTCTGGCAGTATGAGGCCTCTACGTACTCCTTTGCAGATCGCACTACGCGGCCCCGGAACGCCTCAGGGGCGACGAAACTCCTTAGCCGCACACACGAGGCTGCGGCGGCCGAGATGAACAAGGTAGCGGCCAATACGCACTTCCGGAAGCGGGAGCCGCGTGAGGTCACGACGATGGTCTTACCGTTCGATCCCAAGGAAGCGTCTGAGGCCGAGATCATCGGCTTCCTTCGCGGGCAGACTGTTGCCTGGTATAACCGGCTCTCCCGCGGAAGCGAGACCGCGATGATCAGCCGAACCTCTACGATCTGGGTCACAGAATACTACGGTGAGCGGACTGTTACGGTGTGCTGCCCGGTGACGGGCTTCCGGAGCTTCCGGCTGAGCGCGCTTCAGCGTGTGGGTCGCGGGCACGCACGGAAGACCGATGGCGGCAACCTCCTCGTTGAGATGGAGGACGCAGCATGAAGCATGAGCAAGCCGACTGGGAAGGAGACTAGGATGAGTGAGCCGCGACTAGTGATGGAACGAACGAGTGTACGGTTATCAGTGACATATGTAATCGAAGGCGAGGTTGCACCGCTTCAGATCCGCTATCCGGTGAATATCAAGCCGCAGACGATTGGCATCAGCATCGTGGATGGCATCGTGGATTCGTACACCGTCACAGGTCCGCGGATCTTGCAGCGAGACCGACTCGGCATGTTGATAACCGCGACCAAGTGGGAGGTTGAACAGTTCGGATCTTGCCCAGATTGGATCAATGAAGCCATTCAGAAGGCAGAGAAGTTCGCCAAGGAACAGGACTTCTGCGGTATTCGATATCTCTGAAAAGCATTCTGCAAAAGATGGGCCGCCCGAGTAGCGCGGCCCATTGTAGTTGGCGTATAGTCATTGTTGTTGGGAGGAATTGAGAGACCTCCCCCAAGAAGGGACCAGTAATGACTAAGATCTCCCCCGCAGCCCGTAAGGGCCCGGACCGCTCGTATCACCGCTCGTAGCGCTTTCGGAGTCGGCGTGGTTGTTTCGCTCGCCGCGAATGTCTATGCCTCTAAGCACACTCCGATCGGGATTGCTGTCGGGCTGTGGACGCCTATGGCCTTTTTGGTTTCGATGGCACTGCTGGAGAACGTCCCGGCGAAGGGCTTGACGGGTAAGTTGCGTTTCGCAGCGATCCTATTTCTAGCCCTAATCGCCGGATGGACATCCTACTGGCACCTGGTATCGGTTTGCCTTGACGGCGGAGCAGACGTCATGACGGCGCACTTCCTACCGCTTACGGTAGACGTAATGATGGCGTTGGCCGGTCCGGCTATGAAGGCTAAGGCAGCCGTTCCGGCGCGCCGCAGGACTGCTAAGCCTGCAGCCCGGAAGGCTCCGGCGAAGCTTCGCTCGGTCGCCTAAAAGAAACTGCATAAAGTTGGCGAGGGGGCTTCCCCTCGTCATCTGCAGTGGCGTAGAGTCATTGTTGTAAGGGAAGTTCCAAAACAAATGAAGGGACCAGAAATGACCCAGATTACGATGACTCAGATGACCGGACGCCAGGTTGAGGTTGTGACTCAGGTCGAGCAGGGCACCCCTGACGTTCGCGTTCTATCAGACGCGAAGGCCGCGGAGCTCGCCGCCATCGTCGCGGCCTTCCTGGTGCGGAACGGTAGCTGAGAAAGATCTAGCACCCCCGGGCTTACGGCTCGGGGGTGCTGTCACGTAAGATCACCAGTAAAAGGACTTTAGAAGGGACCAGGCGATGAATAGCGCAGAGAAGATGGCCGAAGTCCGCGAACGCTTCAGCCTTCCGGAGCCTGGCGCCGAGCAATCCGGCCCGAGCCAGCAATCGCAGCGCCTGAGCGAGTCTGCTCCTTGCTATGAGGGGCAGTGGGCGCGGCGATGAACGTGCGGGTGGAGAAAGCAGGTAATCGGATCCTTCTGGCGAGCGATCGGCCGACCCCCGGGCTGAAGCAAGTGATCCCTGGTGCCTACTTTCGCAAGGATGCGACGTGGAGCCTACCACTCGATCTGGAGACATGCTCGCTATTGCGGGATAGATTCGCTTCAAGGCTGACGATTGGTCCGAACCTCTGGGCCTGGGCCAAGGCGGAGAAGGCCAGCCGAACGCAGCAAGCAGTTACCGCAAGCGCTGCCGATGCGGATCTCCGGGTACTTCCGACAGTCGCTCCTATCCTGGCGGCAGCCATGTCGAGCCGAACCTACCAGCGATCCGGCGTTCGGTTCGTCGCGGACACGAAGGGCCGTGATGGTCGGCGACGCGCACTGATCGGTGACACAGTTGGATTGGGGAAGACTGCGGAGGCCCTGGGCGCGATTCTGGAGAGCGAAGCGGTTGGCCCGTTCCTCGTCATCTGCCCCATGACAGCGGTCAACACGGCCTGGACGTCGGAGATCCGGCGCTGGCTCCCACGCGACGAGGTCATCACCATCCCGGAAAACGGTTACACAAGGGACAAGATCCACACGACGGCCAGGCAGGCAAGGGATAACATTCTTAACAGTTTGTTGACTAGGGCGCATACCAGTAGCGACGACTCGCTGGCCCGTACGTGGGTCGTAATCCACCCTGCAGTTATCCGGACACGGTCTGTGTGGATCTGCGCTCTCTGTAGCTCTCAGACCCGTTACAAGGCCGGTATCGTCACGGAGCTCGACTGCACACATGACAAGGATGGCACTACCAAGGTTCTGCACGATCACACCTTTCCGCAGTTGTTTCAGATGGATTGGGGTGCTGTGGTGGTCGACGAGAGCGATCAGGTGCTGATCCGGCTTACCGGTACACCGAACCTCCAGCGCCGAGGGGCTGATATGCTCCGTGACCTCGTCCGCGAGGGTGGCTTGCGGATTGCGATGAGCGGTACGCCGTTCCGCTCCAAGCCGCATCAGATCTGGAGCACGCTCAACTGGCTAGATCCGAAGCGCTGGTCATCAAAATGGAACTTCTTAGGACGGTACTGGGAGTTGGGCGGATACTCTGGCTACACCGTTGGTGAGTTTATCGAGGAGCGCGAGCGGATGCTGCACGATGAGCTCTTGGACGTAATGATCCAGCGGACGCGAGAGCAGGTCCGCGGCGATCTACCGCCCAAGCTCTACGGCGGAACGCTCTTGATGCCTGACGACGAGACCTCGCCGATTGGTGTCTGGCTGGAGATGACGAAGGCACAGGCGAAGATCTACAAGCAGATGGAGCAGACCGGTACAGCCAGCCTTAAGGGTGGCGATATCACACCGGTCGGTGTCCTGGCGGAGATCACGCGACTCAGGCAGTTCGCCGGATCGGTTGGCGAGCTTGCGCCGGACCACTCTTACGTACCGCGGGCCGAGGGCAACAAATACGAATGGCTGGTTGAGTTCATGCGTGAGCTCGGCTTTCCGGAGAGGCCGTCAGGGAAGTTTGTAGTAGTGAGCCAATGGACTAAGCTGCTCAATGCATTCGCGCTAGGACTTGTTAATGAGTTCAAAGGGTTGCAGCTAGGGTTTATCACCGGCGAGGTATCACAGGCGAAGCGTAAATGGTACATTGCTGAATTCGAGGATCCCGATTCAGGACTGAACGTTTTGTTCCTAAACACCAAGGCGGGTGGTTCAGCGATCACGCTTGATCAGGCTGACGCTATGGTGTTCTTGGACGAGACGAACGTGGATGATGAGCAAGAGCAAGCCGAGGGTCGGATCGATAACCGGAACCCGGAGAAGCGTGTAGTGCCGCGAACCTATTACTATCTGCGGAGCCTCGGGACGATTGAGGAGCGGATTGCAGCTGCGAATGCCGAGGCGAAGCGACGGGGTAAGCGGATACTTAGCAGCAAGCGACGCGTTGAGCTTTACAAAAGGGCATTGGATCCGGAGGGCAGGCTCGCCTTTACGGGTGGACCGTGGCATAAGATCCGGCATTGCGCCGAATGTGGTGTCGCACGGAACATGTGGCACGTAGGCGACTGCAGTTGGGATGGGGAATGATACTGATCTTGGTAGCCTTGGCGCTTTGGTTCGGTTTCGAGCTCGGCCGGAAGTGGCATCTCGGCGAGGTTGAGGCCGAACAAGAGATCTTCGCAGAGACGCGAGCCCGCGGTGGAGTCCGGCTCCGTTCGATAACAATCCGACGGTAACAGTTTCTTTCGGCAACCGATCTCAGCAGGGTACGCTAGCCGGGCGAGTAAGACAATCGATCTTCAACAGGAGGGCCCAAGATGGCCGACGAGAAAGAGCCCGTGGACCCGACCAACTATCTGGACAAGCCGCCGACGGCGCTGCAGGAGCGCTTCGCGGTCTGGATTAAGGAAGAGGTTGGATACAACCCGGCAGCGGCCAAGACCAAGGAAGAGGCCTTCCAGAACGGTGTGCGGATCGCCACCGCAACTCGGATGGTGTTCCAGGCATCTGACTTCAACCGGGCCGCCAACGAGGAGGCTCGACTTCAGCGCGAGGCCGAGCGTGCCGAGGCCGAGGCCGAGGCCGAGGAGGCACCGGCGCCGGTGAAGAAGCCTATGCCGGTGAAGCCCGCGAAGGCCACCAGGGCAAAGGCCGCAGCGAAGGCGACTACGCCGGGGCCGGAGCCGGAGCCCGAGGAGCCGGTGGTCACCCCCGCGAAGCCAACTCGACGTCCAGCCCGCCGTGCGGCTGCGGCAGCTCCGGCCAGTGGCGAGGCCCCGTTCTGATCCACGACTGGCCGCCGCTAGCGGCTCTTGGGGAGGAACGGTGGTACCACCGTTCAGGAGGGCAATGTAGCTAGTGGGGTTCAATTCCCCACCTCCCCACTTCGTAGGAATTAGAAGGGACCAGAAAAATGAGCCTTATGGAGCTCGAAACCATCACAACGGTGCCGATTGCGCCTACGTCGCATTGGGCGTTCGATGAGATGTTGGAAGTGCCGGAACAGCTAAAGCCTCGTCGGACCGGCGATCCTTGGTGGGCGGTTACGATCTTCCTGCTCGGGGCATTCCTGTCAGTAGGCGCCGGAGCGTTCATCATAACGGTGCAGGTGCTGCGGTGAAACCTCAGGTGCTCCGGATCAAGCTTCTTATCTGCGCAGTATGTGTGCAGGAGAATGTCCCGTCTGAGGAGCGTTTCCGGGCGTCAGATTCTGTCCGCGGACGACGCTCAATCGACGAGCACATCCTAGACGATCACTCCGCCGCAGTGGTCAATGCGCTTCTGGAGAAAGGCCAAGAATGACGCATATCTGGCATATCGCACTCGGCACCGTGCTCGGCGGAGCGCTTGCGATCGGGATTGCTTGGGGCTGCTTGAAAATCCGGGGACCGAAATGAGCCTACCGATTCTGCGGACGTCGGAACGTCGCGACTTCAAGCGTTGCCAAGCTCGCTGGTGGTGGAGTTGGCGCGAAGGCTTGAAGCCGAAGGGCTCTGAGAGCACGCCGCTGTGGTTTGGTACCGGCTTTCACCTTGCGCTCGCGAACTGGTACCTACCCGGGTTGAAGCGCGGCATCCATCCGGCCGAGACCTTTGCGAAGTTCGCCGAGGACTCGCTGTACACGATCAAGGTAGCGGACGCGACCGAAGAGACTGTGGCCGACTACGAGGACGGTGCGGAGCTTGGCCGGATCATGTGCGAGCAGTACGTCAAGCTCTATGGGACCGATCCGTCCTGGGACTTCATCCAGGCCGAGCAGTCCTTCGCGCTCGACATCCCTTGGCCTGGACCGGAGCGACAGACGCTCTACGACATCACGCCTGGCGATCTGCTACTCCAGTACTGCGGCACCTATGACGGCGTGTACCGGGACCTGGAGGATAGCAAGATCAAGCTTCTGGAGACCAAGACCGCGAAGGCGATCTCAACCTCGCACCTTAGCCTCGATGACCAGGCGGGCAGCTATTGGGCGACTGCGGGTTACTCGTTGCGGCGACAGGGCTTGATAGGTCCGAAGGAGCGGCTGCACGGCATCACCTACAACTTTGCGCGCAAGGCTAAGCCGGACGAACGGCCGAAGGACGCAGAGGGCTACGCAACGAACAAGCCCGTCAAGGCCGATTACATTACTGCGATCGAAGCAGAGCGGGCTACCATGCCACCTCCTGGGCCGTCTGGATCCTGGATCGGTCCGCCGTTGACCGGTAAGGAGACGCTCGCACTGCTTGGGGATATCGCCAGCAAGCTTGACCTGACGGTCCTCGGCGAGCGCTCGAAGGTCCAGCCTCCGGCGAACTTCGTCCGGGAGACGGTGCACCGGACCTCTGCGGAGCGCACAACGCAGCTGCGGCGGATCCAGGATGAGGCGGTACAGATCCAGCTGCTGCGGGACCGTGCATTGTTACCAAGTAAGAACTCCACGAAGGACTGTTCCTGGGACTGCTCATTCTTCAATATGTGCGAACTACAGGAGCGGCAAGGCGACTGGGAGGACTACAAGCGGATAGCTTTTCGACAGGAAGATCCGTACGCAGACCATAGGAAGTCGGCGGATGAGTAAGAAGAACAGGCAGCAGACGGAGCAGGCAGGTTGGGGCGGTTTCATCGGCTTCCTGATCATCGCCGCTGCGATCGGTTATTTGATCTACAGCAAGACGCACTAACCCTAGGAAGGTAAGGTCAACCGAGCAACCAACCGTCCCAATAGGAGGACCAAGTTGAAGGCGAAGTATGAACAGCCGATCCAGGCCGCCATGGCCGAGGAGAAGCTGATGGCGATGAACCGGCGCGAGAGGCGCCACGCTGTAGTAAAGCTTGCTACGGCTCGAACAGGCATGCGGACCGGAACCACGCCGCACTTCGCGCTGTGGATGGCCGACCTGAAGCAGAAGTCGGCATTGCAGAAGCTCAAGCTAAACAAGCTCATCGAGCATCTACCTGACCAGGAGCATGGGGTTCTGGCTCCGCTCCGAGCATGCCACGTAGCGGGCATCAAGAGTGTCTGGGATCTCTCGCAGACTAAGCCGAACGCCAAAGGTATCGGCCCGAAGCGGCTTGCCGAGATTGAGGCCTACCTCAAGTCCAAGGATATCCCGCTCAAGTGGACGGCCAACGCCTGATGCCGCTGCATGAGACGTATGAGATTGAGGCCGAACTGACGGTTACGCTTATCGCGCACGGGCAGAGGTTCTGCAACTACACGATAATGGCGAAAGCCAAAGCTGGTAGTGACGATCGTACGGACCTAACGATTGTACAGGGTGTCAAAGAGGCTGTCGAGCTTTGCGCACAGCAAGCAGACACTCTCGCCATGGCGGCCAGATTGAACAGACGTCGGGAGCTTGGCTATGGCGACTGAGAAGCAGGGCATGACCATCGCGGAGTTCGAATCTGGACTCTTCGACATGGACGGCTCCACTGAGTTCATGAATTTCATCGTGTACGGCGACTCGGGCGTAGGCAAGACAGTCCTAGCGGGAACGTGCCCGGGCCGAGTCCTTTACCTCGCCGGAGAGCCCGGATACATCTCGGCAGCAAGGCAGGGTGCCAAGGGGCAGGTTCGGATCATCCCTGACACGGCTACTGCGTCTGCGGCGATTGCGTGGTTGGAGGCCGGGGCGTTCACCCAGTATGACTGGATCGTGATCGATGGACTTGGGACTATGCAGAATAAGTTCCTGCTGGCTTATGCCGCAGAGGCCTTCGACGCTAACCCGGCCAAGCGAGCGCACCGGAACCTTCCCGACAAGCCCGACTACTACAACGCCCAGAACTTTGTCAAGGGCTGGATCGCTCGATTCGTCGATCTTCAGTGCAACGTCCTGATCACCGCGCATGCGATGCGACCGGAGGACAAGAGCACCGGCGAAGTCGTCGTCTATCCGTCGATCCAGGGCAAGGGCTACGAGGTCAGTAACTACGTCTCTGGCCTGATGCACGCGGTCGGCTTCATGTCGATCCGTGTGCGTCGTTCGGACAGCGGAGCTGAGCAGGTCCGGCGGATTCTGTGGCAGCACTACCGCGATCCCGAGACCGAGACGACGTTCTTCGCCAAGGATCAGTTTGGCGGAGCACTCGGCCTCTTCACCGACGACAAGAGCATGCCGGACCTACTCGCTATGATCGAATCCGGCGAAATTTCACCAACACAAGCTCCGGCGCTGCCTGCTAAGAAGGCTGCTGCCGGTCGACGCCGCGCAGTTGCGCGGCGGTAGTTCAAGAGAGAGAAGGCACCGAATGCCGAAGGCGAAGTGGGGAAGTGGGGAGCAAGCCCTCACCGCATCCGACATCGACAACGCCAAGTCGAACGACTTCAGCACGTACATCGGCCCGATCCCGAAGGGCGGTTTGTACCGCTTCATCGTGAAGTCGATGAAGCAGAGCGAGTCATCCAAAGGAAATCCGATGCTGCGGACGATCGTAGAGTTGGATGGTACTTGGAAGGCCGCGCACAAGCAGTACGATGGTTGTCCGCTCTTCGACTACATGCCGGTGATGAAGTCGACGGCGTTCCGGGTCAAGGCCTTCTGTGAGGCCTTCGGGATCTCCTCCAAGGAATTCTACGGCTCGATTCTGACCGACGAGGACGGTCGAGTCACGAAGTTGGCCTCGGCCGGAGAGCCGGAGGGTCTGGAGATCTACATCAATGTCAAGTACCAGCCCACGGCCGACGGCTACGCCGAGAAGATCGTGCTGAACGGCACGGGCTATCTTCCGGTTGACGACGCACCGGACGAGGACGACTCGCAGGTCACGGACGACGATTTGGATCCGAACGACGAGCCGCCCTTCTAGACCTTCCTGGATGGGATGGATAGGGGCCGGTCGCCTTTGTGGAGGGGGCGACCGGCCCTGCCCCATTGCTACTAGCCGCAGTGCAAGAAGAGAAACTAGGATGAAAGAATCCGATCCAGAAGGGGCCAGTATGGGTGACTTGGTACGTGTGCCTTCGGTCAGGGATATGACCGACGAGATCATGATCAAGCACATGCAGCATCGACATGACGAGGACATCGGCCACATCAACATCGGATATGAAGAGCCGGACCGGAAGGCTAAGGGCCTGCCTCGGCGGTTGCGCGCAGGAGTAGAGTGGCGAACGTTTCATGACAAGATGCACGAGCTCTATGACGGCCGGACTGACGGCGCCGCTGGCATGTACGACCACGTCCATAAGGAGCAGAGCTATGAGTGAGATTACGATTCGGATCTGGGACGGCTGCAAGGTTGTCCAGGTTTTGAGCGTCGATCAACGCGGAGGTTCTTCATCAATTGGCGCTATCGGCGGAGCGTCGAATGGCGCCAAGCCGCAGATTGAGATCGATCCTTGGGCCGGGCTGATCTTCGATAACACCGGTAAGAGCCACGCTCCGATCGGCTTTCGTGATCTGCCGGAGTGGAACTAGTGTCAAACATTGATCTCCGCGACCACCCGCAGATCTTCCAGGACCGACCGCAGAAGATCTGGGTGGTTAACCACTCAACATACGGCATCATCGGCGCTTCAACATCCGAGGAGAATGCCCATCTAATCCCGGAAATCGTTCATCCTTCTAAGTTGCCATTCAGTGTAACAAGTGTGATGCTGCACCGTCCCAGCCTCCAGCCGATCTATGGCGGTCCAACGCTCCTGGAAGCGTTGTGGTCTGAGATGGACCGGCTCATGGAAGGCCTGATGACCGGGACTGACGCCGAGGACGAAGGTGACAAGTATCGTGCGCAAGAGCTCGCCTGGGTAATCGCGATCGTCACCAATGCCTACGCGCCATCCGTGGACCTTGTCCGGGCCGAGGCCATGCGGCGCTGGAATCAGCAACAGGCCGAAGCGGACGTGATTACCAAATCTGAAGAACAGCAGCACAAGTTTGATGCTGCCGGAGTGGATGGATACGAACTGTGAAGCTACTCAGGCGTCGCGAGAAGCGGGCAGCAGTGCTCGGTTGCGGACCGGCGGGTTTGTTCGCGGCGCATGCACTTGCACAGGACAACTGGGACGTCACGATCTTCTCCAAGAAGCGCCGCAGTGAGATGTTCGGCGCACAGTACCTGCACGCGCCGATTCCTGGCTTGACCGTAGGCCGTTCGCGCGAGGTCCATTATCGGCTAAACGGAACGGTCGATGCATATCGAGAGAAGGTCTATGGGCGTCGGAGCGGAATCTCGGTGTCGCTGGAGGCGCTTACCTCACGGCATCCGGCCTGGGATATCCGCGAGGCCTACGCAGCTGCTTGGAGCGTCTATGCAGAGCGTATCATCAACATTCCGCAGATCTCGCCGGAATGGGTGATCCAGGAGCTGCATCCACTACGGTATGACCGGGTGGTGACCTCGATCCCTGCGACTGAACTGTGCTCTGAGGTCCACGTGTTCGATTCGCAGCAGGTTTGGGCGATCGGCGATGCTCCGGAGCGCGGTGTATTCGCCCCATACTCGCCAACGCGCGAGACTGTGGAGTGCGATGCGACGCGGGAAGTCGGCTGGTACCGGGCATCCAATATTTTCGGCTATACGACCATGGAGTGGCCCAGCGGACGCAAACCGCCTTTCGACGGTGTAGCGCCGGTGACCAAGCCGATCTCGACCGACTGCGATTGCTTCAGTAATTTCATTCGTGTCGGCCGTTATGGGACCTGGACTAAGGGTGTGCTCTCTCACACAGCCGGAGACCTTGCGTTGAAGCGGTTGTCTCTGCGGTGAAAATTTGGCGAGTTCGACGAGAATACCATGCGAAGTAACGGCGAAGGCAAGCCGGTCGTGGCTCTTGACATCGACGGCACCCTAGGTGACTATCACACCAACTTCCTGACCTTTGCAGACCTGTACTTTGGAAGAACCTTTGGCCATCTGATCGGTGATTCCAACCCGGGACTACCGCTCTGGGAGTGGATGGGGATTCCGCAGCGTGATTACCGGGATGCCAAGCTCGCCTATCGTCAGGGCGGTTGGAAGCGCTGGATGCCTGCGTACTCGGGTGCAGCAGATCTAACGGCTCAGATCCGTGCGGCAGGCGCTGAGGTGTGGCTGTGTACGACTAGGCCATACCTGCGACTCGACAACGTCGATCCTGATACCAGAGAATGGCTACGACGGAACGACATCGGCTATGATGCGCTGCTATTCGATCCGGCGCATGAAGAGGACGGAACTAAGTACGACGAGCTCTGGCGGCAGGCGGGCAGTCGTGTTGCCTCGATTGTGGATGATTTGCCAGAGATGATTGATGCCGCTGAGAGGATCTTTGGTATCTGCATCAAGCCGCAATATTGCGTCTCTCCGATTCTCCGTGATCAACCCTACAATCGACACATATCCTGGGATCGCAGAGTGCATTCTTGCCTGGGAATCCTAGAACTTGTGACAAGCGATCTATTTTCCTGGAGGTCTTGGAATGACTGAACGCTATACAATCCGCGAAGGTGTGCTGGACCGCGCCAAGGGCTATGTCACCAAGGACCGCAACAAGAGCTATGGTGAACCGGACGAGGACTTCCAGCGAATTGCAGAGATTGCTTCCGCAATGGGATTTGTAATCGATGCGGGGGACGGCATGTTGCGTCCGCTACATGGGTCGGATGTGGCGCTGTTCATGATAGCGCTCAAGCTTGCAAGGCTCTGTTGGCAGCCAAACAACTTAGACTCCTGGGACGACATCGCCGGTTACGCAGCCTGCGGTGCTGAGACCGCGCAGCTTCGGCATAGCCGCGCAACGCAGTTTATTCAGGATCTGGATTTGGCGGAGTTCCAAGAATCCAAAGCCGAGCCTTCTGAGCTTTCTGGGAAAGCAACTATCGATCCTGACATCAGGACGATGGCACAGGATGCTATCAAGGGTGATCCAACCGAGTTGGAAAAGGCAGGTTACATCCTTGTCTACCGTCCGAACGGCGCTGGTCTATCCTGCTCAGATCGTTGTGCCTACGGTCATGAATTCCAAACGGCCTGCAGCTACCGGATCAAGGTTCGGCGACGTGACTAGTCTGGCTGAGGTCTACGAAGCTGTCCGGGCTGACAAGGCGTTCGATGATCTCCGGACGCCTGGCATCGTCCTAGTGCCCGGAGAAGGCTCCTCCCGGCCGAATATCATGATTGTGGGCGAGGCTCCAGGGGCGACGGAGAACACAGCTAAGCGTCCATTTGTGGGGGCAAGTGGCAAGGTGCTTCGGTCGTTGATTACCGACTGTGCAGGGCTGAAGCCTGAGGAGTACTTCATAACTAACATTGTTAAATATCGACCACCGGGCAATCGGACACCTACGCCTAGGGAAGTACACCTGTCGCTTGTGCACCTTCGTGCCGAGTGGTATGCGCTCGGTCGACCCAAGGTACTTATAGCAGTCGGTGCAACAGCTCTGAGTGCAATCAGACCCGAGTGCGGCGGAGTCATGCGGGCTGCTGGGAACAGCTATGCGATCTCGGGCGGCCGGACACTGTGGCCGATGGTGCATCCGGCGTACGGACTCCGTAATAAGGATTTCCAGCCAACCATGGAGAAACACTGGGAACAGTTCGGGATCTGCTATCGAGAGGAGTATCCGGGATGAGGATGCGCAGAATCGACGGATCTGACTTGGAGCTGAAGGATAATGAACAGAAGTTCATCCAACTCAAATGGCAGTCAATCCGACGGTCACAGTTCAAGGCGGATCAGGCTGGTAGCAAATGGGTCAAGATCAACAATGAGTTGAACGACTACCTGGATAGCAAGGGGATCGTTGATCCGGTTCAAGTAGCCAAGATCAAGGGTGAGAGCCTTGCACTGAAGGACGCGCTTTCGACACACGCATGGCATAAGGATGAGGCCGTTAGGCACATTGCCGATCTCGATCTATTCCTAAACATGAAAGATCGAGGCCTGCTGTAATCTTATTAAGGATGGTTAAATCTTGAAGAATCCGCAGATGCCAGAAGATCGGCAGTATGTGGTTGTTAGCAAAGCTCGCATGCCACATAACAAGCGATTCATCACGCACGTCTATGGACCGTACGGCCAGGCCAAGGCCAAGTCTGTCAAGTCCAACATGAAGAGGCAGGCTGAGGAAAGGGGCTACGAGTTGGAAGTCAGCGTCTGCCACGTGCTGGATCCGGATACCATGCACATGGAGCTGCAGGAGAATCGACGAGCATGAAGTTCGTCAGCACGCATCACCATTGTACCTTCAGCTATGGGGATGGATATGGTACTCCGGCTCAGCATGTGGAGCGCGCAGCCGAACTGGGCATGCGCGCTCTGGCGCTAACGGATCATGGCAATGTCTCTTCTCATGTGCAACTTGAGTACGCGGCGCAAAAGGCAGGGATCAAGCCAATCTTTGGTCTTGAGGCCTACACAGCGCCGGAGCCATCAAGCCCGCGGAAGTTCCATCTGACAATCCTGGCTATGGACCAAGTCGGTTACTCCAACCTCAATCGACTTGTCACGGCCAGTTGGGAGAACTTCTACAGATGGCCGACTGTGGATGGGGCGATGCTGGCGAAGTACCAGGCCGGACTGATTGTCCTTTCAGGATGCTCGGATTCCCTGCTTGCCTGCTCATTGCTAGGCGGGAAGTCGATCGAACCGGCCGATGCATCATGGGAACGGGCCCGGCTCACAGCGATGAAGTTCAAGGATCTATTGGGGGATCGTTACTACCTGGAGTGCCAGATCTTCCCTGAGCTAATGCCACGCTGCAGAGACATCAATACTGCCTGGGAGCGGTTGTCCAGCGAGCTCGATATCCCTTTGGTCGCAACTGCGGATGTGCATACCCTGCAGCCCGGACAGCACGAGATCCGCGCGCTGTTACATGCCGCCGGACGTGGTAGCAACACGATTGCTAAGCAGCTCTCTGAGTGGGAGTACGAAGTCCCAGACTACTTACCGCTGTCGGATCAGTCGGTCTATGAGCGTCTGCTAGCAACTGGCATCTCTAAGCACGCGACACAGGCGGCTCTATGTAACACCGGCGAGATTGCGGACCGCTGCAACGTCGTCCTACCGAAGGCCGAGCAGTTCCAGTACCCCGCAACCACCGCAGAGCTGAAATGGTAGTCCGGCACGATCCACATTGGGGCATGCCTAGGCGACAGCAGTCACAATTGTGGAGAGCGGCCGCAGAAGGATTTCGTCGCACAGGCCGCTTAGCGGAGTACCGTGTAGCGGCTCGTACTGCTGCGATCATAGAGGGCAGACCTTGGAAGGTGGACCGTCCAGTGCCAGCAGGAATATCTGCGAGAATGGTTGGGGGAGTTCGGTGACATCTTTACCAATCGAGCCAGTAGAGCTCTTGTGGTCGTGGCTCCGCGAGGGCTGGAAGTACAGGCTCAAGCAGGGCTGGACCGGACCGTCGAACCGCGGGAACCAGGCTTACCTAGACCAGATGAACCACGAGATGAAGCTCATCATGGGGAAGGGGTATGAGAGCTACTTCCTGCTTGTGTCCTGGGTCATCCGTTGGTCGAAGGACAACGGGATCGTTGTGGGCCCGGGCCGCGGTTCCTCGGCCGCTTCGTTCGTGTGCTTTCTGCTACGGATCACGGAGCCTGACCCGCTGAACTTCCCACTCACTGACTTCTCGCGGTTCGTAGACCCGACACGTACAGATCTCCCTGACATTGATATCGACTTCGACGATGAACGACGGCACGAGGTCCGCGAAGCGCTAGTTCGAAAGTTCGGCGCTGCGCACGTTGGAAACATTGGAACTTTTACCAAGTACAAGGGCAAGAGTGCTCTTACGGATGTACAGCGGGTATTCCAACTCCCGCGTGGGGACATTGAAGACCTCAAGGGCATGATTGTGGAGCGCTCAGGTGGTGATTCCCGAGCGGACGCAGCACTTATGGACACGATCGAGATGTTCGATGGTGCTGCTGCGATCTACGCAAGGCACCCGGACATCAGTAAGGCGATTGCACTTGAGGGTAACTACAAGTCCATGTCCACACATGCAGCTGGCGTAGTCGTTACCACAACGCCAGTCTCGGACATATGTGCCATGTATACCCGCGAGGTCAAGGGCCGGACCATCCAGGCTGTTGCGGTTGACAAGTATGATGCCGAGCGAATCAACCTGATGAAGATCGATTTACTCGGCCTCAAGACGATGGGCATGATAGCGATCGCTCTAGACATTGCCGGCATGACGCTGGAGCAGCTCTATGCGCTCCCCTTAGACGATCCGGCAACGATCAAGGCGTTCCACGATAACGATGTCATCGGAGTGTTCCAATTCGAGGGCCGCGCGACGCGGCTTGTCGGTCGAGACCTTCGACCTGACGACTTCTTGGAGCTAGTCGACATCAATGCGCTATCACGCCCGGGGCCGCTGTTCTCAGGTACCACGGCGGAGTATATCAAGGTCAAGCACGGACAGATGGAGCCGACCCATATCCATCCTGTCATCGATGAGATCACCAAAGGAACTAAGGGTCAGATCATTTACCAGGAGCAAATCCTGCACGCGCTCTCTCAGTTTGGTGGGCTCTCAGTCAAGCGTGTGCATGAGATCCGTCGCATCATCTCTAAGAAACTCGGTGAGGCACAGTTCAATACCTCAGCGAAAGACTTTGCCGCGAACGCTGCAAAGATGCATGGCGTTACCGAAGAGTTGGCAATGGAGGTTTGGTCCCGGGTGGTGACCTCGGCCTCATATGCATTCGTCTACTCGCATTCCTTGGCTTATACGATGATCGGCTACTGGTGCATGTACCTCAAGATACATCATCCAGTTGCATTCTACACAGCGCAGCTCCGGAAAATCGACAAGGATAAGTGGCCCAAACTCATCCGCGATGCGCAGATGCACGGGGTCAAGGTGAAAGGCGTGGATCTCCGGTTGTCAGGCTCGACATGGACGCCTGACCCGAATGGTCTACTACGGATTACGGCTGGATTCCTACAGCTGAACGGAATCGGTCCCTCGGTCTGTTATAACATTCTTAACAGTCGTGAACAGGAGGGCCCATTCAAGGGTGTCGATGACCTGCTGCGCGTGAAGAAGATAGGCCCTGCGATTCTTGCCAAGTTGCGTCCGGCGATTGAAGGCGATGATCCGTTTGGTCTCCTGAAGACACAGCTTGCACTGGACGCGGTACGGGCTGCGATCGAAGACCGCTCGATTCCGCTCCGGCGACCATCTGTTAACAGCGAAGAGATCTTGGATGCGCCCGGTGGCCGGGAGCTCGTCTGGATCGGCATGGTCAAGCTCAAGGAATACAAAGATGTCATTGAGGACGAGCGATCCCGCTCGGGCGACACACTAGAGGTAATCCGTGCCAGGCTTAAGCGACCGGATCTCGCCACCTCATGCGTGCTGCACTCCTATGACGACAAAGACGAAGATGTCTACGTCAGGATTACGCGCTTCGACTTCCCCAAGTTCAAGCAGAAGCTGGAAGAGATCCGCGAGGATGCCGATGTGATATGGGTGCTCGCTCGGAAGAGTAACGGCGGTTTTGGCGCATCGGTCTACGTCAAGTCAATGGTGGCAATCGATCCTGAGGACGACGACGATGAGAACGACGAGTAAACACAACTGTCCTCGGCCCGATTGCACGAAGGTTATCAGTAACGCGCTCTTCGCTTGCAGGTCAGACTGGTTCAGGCTCTCTGCCCCGGTCCGTGCGGTGATCTACGCAACGGCTAGGCTCAACCTGTTGGATCCAAAGCGCCGCGGCGCTATCTTGGCAGCTATGGAAGAGTGGAAGGACGATGCTATCGGCAGTTAGATTGGATCGGATATCTTTAGCGCCTTGATAGAAGGGACCAACATGGAGTCGAAATATTGGGACGGGAAGACCGTTCACCTGGCACATACCAATCCAGAGCATGATCGACGCTCTCTGGAGCTCGCGCTGACGGATCAGACCGCGAGAGACCTGGCGCTTGCGTTGTCGCGGCTCAAGCAAACGACGTTCGCGCTGCAGGACGGTGTGCAGGAGGTTCTGGACGCGCTGAACTATGTGCTTGTGGCAGATCCGGTTTCGGTTGCCGCGCACAAGCGTATGGAGGCCGGGAAAAGCATGGATCCGGCCGCAGGGGATCCCAGAAGTTACGAGCCGTACTTCGTCGACGTACGAGGGCTACGCCGTGCGGATGATGGAGAGATTCTGTGAATGAACATCCGCCATTCCCCGAGATTGTCCGCCCTTGCGGGAAGAAGAAGTTGATATGGCTCCTCAACATTGTGATCACGGTACTCGGATGGATGGAACGCTGATGTCATGGACGTTGTGGATGCAGATCCTCGGCCTAATCATCACTACAGGGATTCTGGTGAGTGCAGGGGTCAACTCAGCGATCGAGAAAGTGGGTTCGGAGCGCCGGAAGAGCTAATCACTGATCATGTGTTTCGGCCTATTACCCGCGCCAAAGGCAGCAAGTACACAAGGCTGGATGAATGCTGGTACTTTAACTGCAAACGCCCGCAAGTGGAACATGCAATCCATTTAAGGAGCATTCGCTGATGCATAAGGACAGGGCGTTGGTTCATGTAGCCGATGCCGCGCAATACGCAAGGGAAAGTATCCCGGAGGAGCAGCGGGGGCAGATCCGCGTGCGGCTGCTGAACGCGACGCCGGATCCCCTTGGCTCGGTCGCAGCGTTGTGCGAACAGTACAAGGGGCATGTGGTGCGGTCGCTCTCCGAGGTCACCGATGACCAGCGCCGAGCTTGCCTTGATGATATGGCGTCAACTGTACTGGACGGTCCGCTGGAGGCTGTGCAGTTTCACTTCCAGATCGAAGGCGTCACCCGTTCGATCACGCACCAAATGGTTCGTAGCCGTGCGTCGTTCTTCGCCCAGGAGTCGCTGCGCTTCGCCGTGCCGGAGGGCAACTGGGCCGACGAGATCCCGCTGCCCGCTTCGCTCTCTGGAGCGAAGGAGCAGCAAGAAGAATATCGGCAGCACATGCTGCGAGTGTCTAGCGGTTCAGCGGCCCCTCCGACGGCAAAGATCCGCATGCTGGACGAGTGGCAGGACGCCATGATCAATGCGCAGAACGCCTATGAGCGGCTGATCGAGATGGGTATGCCTGCGGAGGAGGCGCGCGGAGTGCTGCCCCACGATATGCCGACCAGGATCCACTGGGTCATGGACCTGCGGACGCTTCTCGCTGAAGCGGGAAAGCGCACCTGCACCCAGGCGCAGTTCCCCTGGCGCCTGATCTTCGCTGGGATGGCATCTGCACTTCGCGAGTATCGGGTGCTTGCGGATAGCTATGGGAATTTGTTCCAGACTCCGAGCGCTTCGGACGGTTGGCAGTTCGAGGCGATTGCCGATCGGCTCCGGCCGGTGTGCTTTCAGACTGGATCTTGCGGCTTCATGGCGAAGTTCGACCGGTCATGCTCGATCCGCAATCGAGTGGACGCTAACGAGAAGCTCGGTCGTCAGAGCATTTTGTGGGGGCAGGAGTACGATGTCATGCCGTCTGAGACGATTGTGGTGGGGGTTAGTCCGCGGAGCGTAGTCGTGGACGAGCAGTCCAGGCCGCTGTTTATCGGTGCGATCCATGACTACGAGTGGGCGGCCGACCCTTCCGCTGCACGGAGCTAGCAATGTCCTGTGATGATGGTAAGGCCGAGGCCCCCAGCGAAACCCAGCAACCCGAAACCGAGGCCGAGCACCCAGACCCCCAAACCAAACACTCCCCGTCGTCCCCGATAGGGATCAGTATGGCGCTATGGAACAATCGTCGACCGCCGAAGCGGAAAGGCTGACATGGGCGAGCACTCCAATATCCAGATAAAGTTGCAGCGGGTCTCCAGGCCAGGCGCTTCCGCTGAGCTCGGCAACGGCAAGATGTACCGGACCGCAGCGGAGAAACTGCGGATAGAACAGTCCGATAAGCGTGAGACCTCCAATATCACCATCACCATCACCATCACCATCAATGCGGACTCGATGCTTCCAGAGCATGAAACTCCAAAAGCCTGAACGGTTCCAGCGCAGGGTAACGCCCAGTCAGTGGCCGTCGAGCAATCGCGGTTGGCGGCTGGGCGTCGCTTTCGGCGCTGCAATGTTGCTACTGGCGATAGCCTGGTTCATCATATCGATTGCTACGGAGGTATGCAATGTCTGAAGAAAAGCCTGTAGAAACCAATACAGATGGTGCGCCGAATGTTACCGGACCTACTGGTGAAGAGGAGGATTTCCGCCCGGTGCCTGCTATGAACCAGATGGGGCCCGGAGAGCTGGCGAACGTAACGCCGACAAGGGAGATCCCGCCGCTAAAAGTGCAGTATTTGATTGATTTGGGCTACCCAGACGCCGAGGTAGTCGCAATCGATTGGCCGGAGGGCCATACCACAGGGGCGTTCGTCTCGGCTGCCGCGTCGACTAGGCACGAAGTCGAGCCATACCGCTGGTATCAGGTCTCGCTATCGATGTTCGTTGCGTACGGGCTCTTCATCGGTGTGCCCGTCCTGTCGGGCGCTTGGGCCTTGTTCGTGATAGGGCAGCGGGTCGGCTGGTGGTAACCCCACCGCGCTCACTGCTGCTAGCTCACGGGAACCTAATGGGGATAGCGGTGATTGGGGCTGTCCTTATCCAGAAGGCTCTGTTAGCGCAGGAGCAGATTGCTATCAAGCTCGACTACGCATTTGTTGCCAGCTATCTGTATGTGTTGATGGTTCAAGAAGGTCGAAAGCTGGGGGAAAGCAATGGGTAATCTCATGGACCGCGAATCCGCGACAGGCTTATGGGGCGGTGAGAGTGATCCGGACCAGTATATCGTGCTTGGGATCGATCCCGGCGGGTTCAGCGGGTGGACCGTCATGGGGGTGCATCCGGACGCGCTGTCAGGCGATCCGGATGTCCGCATCACCAACAATGTGGAATTCTGGGTTGCTGGGGAATTTACTGGAGCCGAGAACTCACAGTGTGATGAGATTTTCGAGCTGGTCGAGCAGTGGCCATCGGCTCGATTGATCATCGAGGACTTCATCGATCGCCGGGGGCCAGGCGGCCGAGAGGTCCTGTCGCCGGTCCGGATCACTTCGGTACTCGAATGGGCCGTCCGTCCGCGGTACTGGATCAAGCAGCAGCCTTCGCTGGCAATGACGACGATCACAGACGATCGGCAGATGGCTATGGGTTTCTGGATCCCTGGAAAAGAGCACGCTCGGGACGCTACTAAGCATTGCCTGACCTTTCTCAAACGGCAGCGGGATAGGCAGATCAAGGCATCCGCAGCGTTCAAGGTAAAAGCCGAGATGGAAAATGGGTCCACTAGCTAAGCGGCTGCAGCGAGAACGCGTCGAGGCTGAGGCGTGGATTTACGGCCGGGATGAGATGCATGTGGGGATCATGCGACAGGGCATGTGCATGAAGTGCTTCGGCTGGGTCGACGATCCCAGGCACACGCGGTTGGTCTACTCGCTGACCCTGCTGCCGGTCTCGGATCAGGCGTAGGCTCGGGCTCGGTTCCTGCTAGTGGATCGGATTTAAATATGCATACTGAAATGATAGACCCGTGGCTTGAGGTAAAGCTCAAGCGCGCAAGGCAAAGGGCGATGCTCGCGCTTGAGGCATCGCTTGCGTCTAGCGGAGGCCGGTCGTACATCGGCCCAAAGGCGCAGGCAGCGATTCCCACTGAGCTATTCCTCCGTGCGGTCGATGAAGCTGAGAACCGCTGCTGCGATCTCAGCGACATCTGGCGCGAATTGATCATCGCTGGAATGGTTGCAAAGGGCATGGCAATCGTTGATGTTGCTGCTTCGCGGGTGAGGAGTGAATAGGCGACACCTCCACGCGGTTCCGGATGCAGTACGGCCATATGAGTTTGCAGCCCGCCAGTACTTCAAGGCGGGCTGGTCGCCGCTTCCGCTACCACCTGGAGAGAAGTCTTGGCCGCCGACTGGCTACACCGGCGGAAAGGGCCGCGCAGCTGAGCCTGGAAAGGTGGAATACTGGATTAAGTCTAAGGGCGATGGTAACATTGCGCTCCGGATGCCGCCGACGTTGCTCGGGATCGATGTCGACGCATACTCCGGCAAGGACGGTGCAGCAACCTTGGTTGCTGCTGAAGAGTCCTGGGGATCGCTGCCAGTTACCTGGCGAACGACGTCCCGGACAGATGGGATATCCGGCATCCGGCTGTTCCGGATTCCGGAGGGGCTTTCTTGGCCTGGTAAGCTGCCGCAAGGCGGCGGGATCGAGCTGTGCCGCTGGGACCACCGCTATGTGATCGTTGCGCCGTCGATCCATGACAAGACCGGCGAGCAGTATCACTGGTTCGCCCCAGATGGAACGCAGACTACTGGATCGGCTACTGAGAACGGCGATTGGGAGTTCCCCGCGCTCGTTGAGCTAGCGGAATTACCCTCGGCCTGGGTCACAGGTCTGACGTCTGGTAGGAAGTGGGTTGAGCACGAGGAGGCAGACCTCGATCCGGCCGAGGTCCAGCAGTGGATCCTGGATCGGCCAGACGGGCCGCTGTGTGAGAAGATGCAGCGGACGCTTGATACCTGGATGTCGAAGATCGCTGCCGGTGGTGAGGACGGCGGGGCGCACGACGCAGCCCGGGACGGAGCTTGGGCGGTACTCCGGGATTCGGCCGCGGGGCACTCGGGGGTACAGGGTGCGCTTAGAAAGCTTATGCTGGCACATAAGGAGGCACTCCGCGGGCGTCGGCCGGAGAAGTCCTCGGGCGAATGGGCCTCGATCAAGGCCCGCGGTGTGCTTAAGGTCGCTGCCGAAGGGCCGACGGACGACGACGACCCCTGCGTCATGGCAGAGGTATCCCGTGCACCGTCGTACCGGAACCGCGGCTCTGAGGGCATGGACTTCACCAGGGACGACATCGGCAACGGTCGTCGGTTCGCGCTGGACTGGAGAAATGAGGTCCGCTGGGTCCCAGCCTACAAGGAATGGTTCATCTGGAACGGTAAGACCTGGACCTCAGATCCGGATGATGAGGTTATCCGGATGGCCACGAAGACTGTCGGCAGGATGAGCCGGGAGATCGAGTTTATCGAGGATCCCAAGGAGAAGGCCGCGTTTGGGAAGTTTATCAGGGCCTCCTCGAATGATGCCCGGGTCAACGCAATGCTGCGGCATGGCAGGTCTAACAAGGGCTTGACTGTTGCTGCTGAACGGTTCGATACAGATCCGTCGCATCTCGTCTGTACCAACGGAACAGTGCTATTACCTGGAGAGTTCACTGGCGGTGTCGTCAAACGTGTGCCCTCAGTACAGGAGCACCTGAATACTCTGTCGACGGGTGGAGACTTCGCCGCTGATGCCGAGCTACCCGAATGGGACAAGTTCTTAGCGCGGTTCCAGCCGGATGTTGAAGTCCGTGCCTGGCTGCAGAAGTTGTCTGGATATTCCCTGCTAGGGGCGAATCCGCGGCGGCTGATGGTCGTTTGTCTTGGTGAGACCTCTACCGGAAAATCAACGTTTGCTGAAGCGATCTCGGGTGCGCTGGGGCAGTATGCGGGCTCGGCCAATATGACGATCTTCCGCGACAACCAGGACGAGAAGCCGCGGCCTGACCTGATCCGGGTACTCCCTATGCGGTTCGTGTACGCTGAGGAGGCCTCGCGGTCCTGGCACCTGCATCCGGATCAGATCAAGCGGCTCACTGGTGGTACGCCGATTACTGCTCGTACATTGCAGGCGAAGGTCTTCGTCGACATGGTGCCAAGGTTTACACCCTGGTTGGTAACGAATAAGCCGCCAACAATTGAGGGGGCGGACCGCGCTCTTAAACGCAGGATCATGGTTGTGCCGTTTGACGTCGAGATCCCGAAGTCCGAGGAGGATGCGACTTACCGCGCTCGGCTCGGTTCCGCGCAGGGGCGGCAGGCGATTCTCGCATGGCTGGTCGAGGGTTACCGTGCCTATCTCGATGACCCTGATGCGGTTCAGACCATGCCGCTCGGAGCGGTCGCGGCTAATGCGAAGTTCTGGAGGGAGATCTCCGATCTCGACGCATGCCTTGACGAGATTGGCGAGGCTGGGGAGATTGACGATCCCGCGTACCGGGTGCGGCCGATGGACCTGTATCGGGCCTATCAGGCTTGGTGCACCGAGAACGGGATTCCAACTCGGGAGATCTGGAGCAGCACGAAGTTTGGTAGAGAGTTGGGAGAAGCAATTCCCAAGAAGAGCATAAAGTTCGATGGTAGATCTGCGTGGTTCCGAGTCGGATTCCGGCTGAAGGATGGATGGGCGAAGGTGTACGGATAGTTGGCGGATAAGAGACCTACCCGGAGTCAAACCCAGAGACCTAACCCGGAGACCGGAGAGATTGTTAAAAATGATTACAAATAAAACTGCAGTCGTTTCAGTGACGGTCTCCGGGTTAGTCGCTGGGTCTACGCTGGGTTTTCGTTCAACCCAGAGACCAATGTTTGCCCTGGTCAATAGATAGTTACTTAGTAGTAGTCTCTGGGTCTCTGGGTTAAGTAGATAACTTAGCTACTACGGGAGAGATTCTCTCGTCTCGTACGTATAGAGCTAAGTGTCACAAGTAACCCAGAGACCCAGAGACCCGATCTTGAAGAGTTGGTTTGTTGTCTGGGATATGATTGTTGTGATCTGGACTGTTTATAGTTGCGGCACTGCAGTTAAAGGAAGGTTTAACTATGCCATGGAATCCTGATGATGACCAAGAGACTGAGTTTGGTTTGGGGGAGGGTTTTATTGACCCTACCAACCGGGAAAATCGACAGATCACTCCAGAGCAAGAGCTGGCTGAGATCTACGCATTGCCGAAGACTTTCGATAACTCGATGCCCAACCGGCAAACCCCAGACACGACCCCAGTACCGCGGTTGTTGCCCGGAGAACTGGAGAGCGATCGATGACACCAGGTTGGAGATACTTCTTCAGGGATGTTGGGATCTGCTGGCGCCACTGCAGGATCTGGAGATACGCCTGCATCTGATGCCAAGGGATCCGATACCAGTGATCATCAAACTCCGCAATGGTGGCGGTGCAACTCGCTGGCCTTGGCGCCAATTGGAGATCAGGATGTTCCGGCGCTGCATTACAATCAACGTCTCGCGACAGTACCCAAAGGAGACCGATCGTGCCTAACTATTGGTGCCAGGTCGATGGACGTGAGCCCAACATGGATTGTTGGGTTCGGTATGACCACTTGATCATCGAGGAGCAGTTGTACGCGGATGGGTCTGTAATCGTTCGTCCTGCAACTCCGATGGATGAGATCAATTACGACGGCACCCCAGAGTCCCGTCGCCTGATTCACGAATGGATGTGTGCATCAGCGCTTAATCCGCTGACTCCATTCGGATACCGGGGAACCCTGGAGGACGGATCACCAGGATTGAGGATCGGCCCTGGTGATACCGTGTACCGTGTCGGTGGTTTGTTCGGGGTGCGAGGGGGCTAATTGTGCCTGACTGGGTACGCCGGTTTCTTCGTCTTCACAGCCCGTCTCGTCACTACCTCGGAACTTGTTGGTGCCAAGATCCCAACCGGGAACAGTTACGGAAGATTGCTCAGAGCCATATCGACAATTCCGTACGCCTGCAGAACCAACTGCGGGTTGCGCGCTCCGTTCTGGCGGAGCGGGAGTACGAGCTGTTGGCGCTGAAGGGGCCGTGCTGTTGGGTCGCCTGTTCGCTGCACTACGCCCACGCCGGGCCTTGCAACAACAATCCTAAGAAGCCACATGCGCAGCGACCCTACAACAGCAAGGTCTGGGATCTGATCCAAGACCTCAAGGCCGAGGTCAAGCTAGCCGCAACGGAGGCGACTGGCGAAAGCTCGGCGCATGCCTAAGCCCCTCACAGCAGAAGAGCGGGAGATCCTGCAGTGGTTCCTCCGCTGGCGCGGCTTCTCGGACGCCGCGGCAATCGCCAAGATCAATCAATTTGAGCAAGAACTGGGCATGGATACGATCGATCCAGGTCGGCAACAGGAAGGGCTTTGATGGAGATTCAGCCGAAGGTCTGGACCTACGTAGGCGACACGCTTGTGGAGCTGAAGTACGATGGTGATGAGGTCCAGACTGTCGCGATCGACGAACAGGGTGCAGTCGTACTGCCGTCGGTCTCCGAGGACGAGATGTCTGGAGCCGCGTTCTTGTGGGAGATGCGACCGGGCAATGTCCCGGTTACGCGCGCAGGCCAACCGTTCGATCTGGACCGGCCCGAGTTCTGGCCGGGCGGCTTCACTCTTGTCGATGGTAAGTGGAAGAAGATTGTCGAGTGATCAATGTCGAGGTCAAGCGCATCGAGGAGGTCTCGCGTGAGGCTGTCGTCGTGCTTGCCAATGACTTGCTGGAATGGATGATCAGCCAGGGATGGAAGATCGAGCATGGGCAGAGCGAAAAATCATTATTGGAGCTGGCGCAGGAGTTTGTCGAAGAGCGGACCAATCGGCAACACAGACTCTGATCGAGCCTTGGCCGTGCTAGCTGCGCGCTGTCGGCTAGTGCGCGCCGGGGCAGATCTGGACGCCTACGTTGCCGATAACTCGTTCGGGTACCCGACCCAGGGTATAGCGCGCATAATCGCTGAGCGTCCATTCCTGAGGCGTTAGCAGAGCCGAGATTCTGCTGTTAGCGGCAGCGAAGTCGGTCCGGTAGCGTCGATCTCGTTGGGCTAGGTCGGGTCCCTTCTCGACGGCGATGCAGCAGGTACCTCCCCAAGGCCTAGCCCAACACATAGCGCCCGGTGCGCCCAGCATCGGGTTACCAGCGAAGGGCTTGCCTCGACCCCCGAGCCCTGAGCGGTTGAAGCACTGCTGTCAGTGCAACTGGGAAGTCCATATTGGTCGTACGCCAACAATTGGGCGGTGCGTGGAACCGACAGGCTGTTTCGCGGCGGCTTGGGGGATTCCGGTGGTGCGCGCCCACCGGACCAGGTTCGATTCCTGGACACGTGCGAGGGTTTGTGATGTCGACCGCCATTGTTGTCACGGCCTGACGAAGGGGCCGCACTCGATTCGGGGATGGTTGAGTGCGGCCCCTTTTCTTCTGGACTAAACGGATTGGATCGACATGGATGGCGAGTTCGCTGTGCAACTGCTGGCCGAGCTATCAGCCAGAGCCCAGGAGACTGTGACACGTGCAAACGACACAGCTTTGCTGATACTCCGAGACGTTCGTCCACGGCACAGACGCTCTACCGAGTGGAATATGTTCAAGCGGGTAGCGGCCTTCCTCGCGCTGTCTTTCGCGCCGATCCTGCGAGCGCTCTAACACGACCTGGCCCTGATCCCCCGGGAGGACAACGATGCATGACCCGTCGACCCTGCTCTTCGATGTCCGGCCGATCCGCCTCGACATCTGGCACGACGATCCCGACGGCCACGACGCGGGCACAGTCTGCGGCAACCCACCGATGACCCTGCCCGGCAGCATCCTCTGGGGCATCCGGCACCTGCACTACCGCTTCTGGCCCTACCTCAAGGTGCGGCGCTGGATCCGCGACCTCGCCGAGCGGATCTGCGCGCTGCTCAATCCATGCACCGACTGCGGCAAGCCCTCGCAGTGCGGTGAACTCTGGTGCGTCGACCGCGAGCTCCAGGGCAACTGGCTGACGGACGAGACCGTGTCGCCAGAGACCATCGCCAGCGTCATGACCATCGCCGACACGCCCTTCTGGGGTGAGAGCTGATGCTGATCGGAGAGCAACAGCGGTTCACGGTCGAAGCCGGAGCCATCGGGCGGCACAAAGAAACTGGCCGCTGGCAAGCGTCGTAGCGGCTCAACCAAGAGAAGGTAACGATGGATCGACTGGAGTTCACCAAGGTCCTTGCAGCGTTGATCGAGGACCATACCGAGAAGCTCGATCTGGAGCCCAACATCACCGTTCTGGAGGAAGAGCGAGACGTAATTGCCGTTTCCACCAACGATGGTTATGATCTGTTCATCGAGGTGAAGTCGTCTTGATTATGCAGCCAAGTATTTCGCCGGATGAGTGCCCCTCGCTCCGCGGGTACGCCTGTGCGGTCATGCCTATCGAGACTGGTGCGAAGCTGATCCGTGTCATGGAACAGTGCACGCGATGCGGCTGGGTCAACCCTGCGGCGCTCGATAGGTGGGCTGAGCAGTCCAGTATCGAGCGCATGGACGCGGCCTCGCAGCGGGCGGCGCTCGCTGCCTCCGGCGAGCCCTTCACGTTCGTACAGAGTTCTGATGTTCCGCTATCGGTCCGTGAGGCGCTGTCGCAGGCGCTTGCTGCAGCTACGATGCTGGGGACGCCGCCGGATGTGTCGCGCGCACAGCGGATATTCCAGCAGATGTATGCGTACATCGGCGAGGTGCTGACCGAAGAGACCGATAACATGCTGGAAGCTGAGCGTAAGCAGACGCTGAACGCTGCTGTGCAGCGTGTGAAGGCCTACGGACAAATCAACATGCCAGATGTGCGGATGCTGGAAGAGGTTGTAGATCGGATTCTCCAGCATTAGCGGCAACAATCGAGGCTGCCTTACCGTCGGTACATGAAGCGTGTCATCGACGGTCTGGCATTCGCTGCGTTGCCCCTCGGGCTCGTTGCAGGCCTGGCCCTGAACTTGTGGAGCCACTCATGAGTAGTCCCAACTACTATGGCCAGCCGTCCGACCACTATGTGGCCAAGTCGACGCGCAAGCGCTGGCCGATTATCCTGTCTGTTTTGATTGGCGTACTGGTGCTGCTATGCGCGATCGGCTCGCTCGCGATTGTCGGTAACGCGGTCAACGAGAGCGTCAATCCGGTTTTGTCGCTACCGTCGACCTATGGCGCGCCGAGCTCGCCGACACCTGCTGCGAAAGCCGCACCGAAGAGCAGCGTGTTTGGCGCGGGGGACTACCAGGTCGGCGCGAAGTCCGATCCGGCCGCGGGCACCATAAAGCCAGGTACGTACTCAATTCGCACCACAGGGTTCTGTTACTGGGCGCGGCTGAAAGGCTTTAGCGGCGGGCTGGATGAGGTGATTGCGAACGGCAATCTCGACGGCGATCAGGTGGTTCGGCTGACCCTGAAGAAGACCGACAAGGGTTTGCAACTACAAGGGGATTGCCAGCTGCGGTAAGCTCTTCCATATGGATGAGACTGATGGGATCTTGGCTGTCGGCGAAGTCCCTGTCGTCAGTCGCCGTGACCCACTGGTCCAGCAGAACCACGATGAGGCCTTCCGCTCGGGGCAGCGGAAGGCCTTCACCATCGTTCTCGACGAAGTCGTGCGTTCCTTGGGGCAGGCTGGACCGTATGACGACACGAGGACGATGCAAGCGATGATTAGCTTCCTGACGGACCGGATCAAGGAGGTTACCGATGCCACCGCGCCGTAAACAGCTCGATCCGGACAAGGCTGCAAAGGGCGAGTGGAATCCGGCTAACCCCGGCCGCGGCTGGCAGGCCTCACGGATGACGCCGCAGAAGGTTAAAGTCGAAACTGGTGGGAACTCTCGGTGCGACCGGGAATGGATGGAAGTTGAGGTTGGCAGTTTCGAAGAGCTGACCAAGGATACCAAGCCCAAAGACTGTTTCTGGGACGTCAAATACCGCTGGGACGGGTACGCCGAAGAGGTAGACCCTGACTGGTTCATTCAGTTCCAGCGCGGAACTCGGCATTGTCCGGGGGTCTCCTACATTCGCGACGAGCGCGGCGGATACATTATCGATCTGGATGGAGTTCGGTTACAGAGGCCGTGTCTCTCTCCACCGCTGCATGGCGCGCGGGTCTGCCAGAGACACGGTGGACAGCTAACCAATGTCAAGGAGGCTGCTGAGCGCGTGATCGGTGAGGCCGCTGAGAAGGCCGCTTTTACGCTTGTCACCCTGACGGATCCTCGGGATGAGCTCGGCGAAGTCGTGGAGCAGAATGTCCGCGTCAAGGCCGCTAACTCAGTACTCGATCGAGCAGGTATCAAAGCCGGTGCAGCGATCGAGGTTACCGTTCCGGGCTACAAGAAGGTTCTGGAACAGCTGTTCACTGAAGACGTAGAGGCGGAAGAGTAATGGGAGCCGCGCAGCAGCCTATCGAGATTGAGCAGGGCAGTAACTTCCAGATGGTGATCTCAGTCGTGGGCGGTCCAGATGATCTGACGGGCTATACCGGTGCGATGCAGATCCGAGATCTCAAGAGCAGTTCGGCTTTGCTGTATGAGGCTACGTCAATTGCTATCGCTCCGGTAAACCGGCTCGTGACCGTGACAATCCCGTTCACTGACACTGTTGGATTTGGGTGGACCCGCGGGAACTATGACGTCCTGATCACGGCTGGAGACGACTCAGCGGCATATCGCATCGCAGAGGGCAAGGTCACAGTAGACCACAGTGTAACCAGGGAGCCGGTATGAGCGTTATCGCCAGTGACATCAAGATCCGCTATAGCACGGTATCCGGGAGCGCTGGAAACAGTACAGCCGGTACTGCGGCTGGCAGCCTCGGCAAATATATGAGTACGACTGATGCTGTAGGATCTGCCAACGTGTTCTTCGACGATGTGTCGAGTGCTGAAGCTTTGGCCGGTGACACTGAGTACCGCTGCGTGTTCGTGTACAACTCACATTCGACCGACTCGGCACTGAACGTGGCTGCTTCGATTACCGCTGAGGTCTCTGGTGGGGGCGTGACGACGGCAGCGCTCGACAACATTGCTACCAGCGCTGCGGGCTCATCCAGCGCACAGGCTGCACAGATTGCTAACGAGGATGCTGTTCCTTCTGGTGTCGGGGCCTTTAGTGTTGGGCCGCTGTCGATCGGGACGCTGACTGCAGGACAGTGCAAGGCGGTTTGGCTCAAGCGAGTGGTCGGCGCTAGCACGGCAGCCATGACCGGTGATGGTTTCACGTTCCACATCGCTGGCGATGGCTGAGAATGAGCCGGTTTTTCAACGGCCCGAGTGTCGCTGACTCGATTACGTTCTCGGTGGGGAACTCCCCGCCGGACGAAGGCCCCATCACGATCGCGGTCTTGGCGCACCCGTCGACTGCTACCTTCACTGCATGGTCTGTCCAGGGCCGGAACGGCACCAGCGGTGTCTGGTCAATCCTGGTGGATTCTGGCAAGCTGTTCTGCGAGGGGGACTTCGGCACGGGCGGTCCGAGCCATGGTACTGGTTGGTGCTGGTATGTACTTACCAAGGCAGCCGGTTCGGTGATCCCGCGTTGGCACATGCACGATCTAACCGCGGCTACGGCCTGGGTCCACCAAAACGACACAGCAAACGTTGGTGACGGTTCGGGGCCGATTACCAATATCATGGTGGGGAGTACGGGTAGCGCTGCTCAGACCTGGCGGGGCCGGATCGCTATCGTGGCAGCATGGGCGAGTGAACTCAGTGATCTGCAGGTGGAGGCCGCTTGTACCCTTGTAGCTGCAGACACGAAGGCTGCTTTGCCGAACTGGATGGTCCGGCTGAACCAGGCCTCGACAGCGACAAGTGTATTGGACGATACCGGTGGTGGAGGTGACCAGAGCGCACTTTCCGGCACCGCGGTGGACGGCGACGATCCGCCTGGGTACAACTATTCAATTGTTACCACGACGCCATTCACCAAGGATCTGACGGAAAGCTATCGGGTTCTCAACGCTGTAACCAAGGACATTGTCGAGCGCTATCGTGTCCTAAACGCTTTCAGCAAGGATGCGGCTGAGAGCTACCGCGTGTTCGGCGGATTTAGTAAAGACACCGTCGAGGCGTATCGTGTCTTGAACGCTCTGTCTGTAGACATAACCGACCGTTACCGGGTACTGAATGCCTGGACTAAGAATCGGCCGGACAGCTATGTGATCTTGGCTGCTATGGCTATCAATCTGGTGGAGCGGTATCGGGTCTTTGCAGGGTTTGGAAAGAACCAGATTGAGCGCTATACGGTGGGTGAACCGCCGGTCTCTGTGCAGACTGTGAACACGATTGCTTATCTAGATCCAATCACAGTTATCGCATATCTGAGGCCGGTTGCTGTGACGGCCTATCCTGACGAGGTTGTGCCATGAGCAACCTTCTCAGGACTCCTGCACCGTCTAGCAAGTTGCTGTCGAAGACATGGGAACAGACGAACTGGATCCCGCATGACCATCAGCGGGCGATCCTCCTCGATCGAACGCGGAACCAGGTGGTGAGCTTCGGGCGCCGTGCTGGAAAGAGCCAGACAGGCGGCAACAAGATTGTTCCAGAGTGGTTCCGTGCCATGATGGAGATCGAGCATCTGAAACGGCACGGGCTCCGACGCGAGTACTGGATTGTGGGGCCGACCTATAGCGATTCAGAGAAGGAGTTCCGTGTACTGTGGAGCGCGCTCGAAAGGCTTGGCGTTCCCCTGGACCGTCCGGGGAGTTACAACAATCCTGAGTCTGGCCAGATGCGGATTTCCTCGCTAGGTGGCCTTTTCGTCGTGCATGCCAAGTCCGCGCAGTATCCGGGGACCCTGGTGGGCGAAGGCCTCTCGGGAGCGGTCTTCTCGGAGGCTGCTAAGCTGAAGCCGTCGGTCTGGATTAAGTACATCCGGCCGACCCTCGCGGACTTTGGCGGCTGGACCTACTTTGGCTCGACACCCGAGGGCCGGAACTGGTTCTATGATCTATGGGAGCAGGGGCAGGACGACACCCGCACAGATTGGCGTAGTTGGCGCGCTCCGGCCTGGGTTAACCCGTATGTGTACTCGGGTGGATGCAACGCTAAAGTGCTCGCCTCGGCCAAGGAGGCCCGCCGGAAGGGTCGCTTGCGTGACTGGATACAGCGCGTGGAGCTCGTGCCGAATGACCGTGGGCTGCCTCCCTCGCCTGGCGGCATGGATCCTGAGGTCTGGAGCCTGTTCCTGGATCAGAGTACGGAGATGTTCAATCAGGAGATCGAAGCGCTATTCACCGAGTTCGTTGGTCGGGTCTTCAAGGACTTCGACGAGGAGCTGCACGTTACTGAGCAGGAGTTCGATCCGACCTGGGCGACGTATGCGTGTGCTGACTATGGATTTACCAATCCATTTGTTTGGCTCCTGGTTCAGGTCGATCCATTCGGTGAACGGGTGCATGTACTGGATGAGTACTACGAGACCGGAAAGACAACTGGCGAGGCCGGACGAGAGATCCGCGATAAGGGCCTGGCACCGCGGACCATCCGGCAGTTCTTTCCGGATCCTGCAGAGCCAGATCGAACGCGGGAACTAGCTAATCTATTGCAGCTCTCGCCGGGCCGTGGGACGGGGATCCTGTTGGATGATCGCATAGAGTGGATCAGGCGGAAGCTCAAGCCGCAGATCGGTGATCTAGACTCGGGTGCGCCAGCACTCACATTTCACAGGCGCTGTAAGGCGACTATCCGGGACTTTAGCCAATATCGCTATCCGGAGACAGCCGGGAGTGCCGCGGAGCGTGGACGCTCCGCACCAGAGCATCCGATGAAGAAGGATGACCACGCGCCCGAGGCGCTCGGCCGGTTCTTCAGCGGTCTGTTTGGTTCGCCACACCGGGGCCGCATTCGGCAGTCCAGGGCCAACATCCATAAATGAGGAGGGGGCACCGTACATGGCTGCCGTTAGTCCGTACCAGACCGCTCTGGACCTTGGGCGCCCCAGGCCATCGCATATCCGGGATGGTGTATATGACCTCGATCGCTGCACTGCCTACGCGACCTATGAGGACATCTGGAACAATGTTACTGTGGCCTTCGCGAAGCTGCTCCGCTCCGGTGATGACCCGCTGTCGCGTCGCTACATCCCGGCCGTCCGCGGGCTGATCGAAAGTGTCAACCGTTACCTGGCGCAGGATCCCGAAACGGTCTGGACTCCGATTGCCGGAGCGACTGTGCCGCAGGATGCTATGGACGAGTTCACTGCACGCGTGGAAGCGACGCTGACGCGGGAAGAGTTCGCTATCAAGTTCCTGGCGTTGAAGCGCTGGATGCTCATCAAGGCTGATGCGATCATGATGCTGTCAGCTGACCCCTCCAAGGAACAGGGCACGCGGATTCGGTTGATCGAGGTTGAGGCGGATCAGTATTTCCCGATCTATGATCCCAATGATGGCGAGCGGATCATCGGCGTGTACCTGGCGTCAATTGTGCAGGATGATGACAACAACGACATCGTGCAGCGGATCGAATACCACAAGATCGGCTCGCTGGATGATTCGGCGCTTTACAACGGTGCACCCATTGGTTCGATCTTCTATCGCATTGGCTATTTCGAAGAGAACGGCTGGGATGACCGGGAGCCCGAGCCGCAGGAGTTGAAGCCTGTACTCATCCCGTCATGGGCCGTTCCGGTGACCGACGCAGCCGATCCTCTGGTCGGATACCCGTTGCCGACGCAGATAACGTCCATCCCGGTGTATCACTTCCGCAATAATCGTAGGGGTGGGCTCGTCGGCCGGTTCGGTACGTCGGAACTGCAGGGCCTGGAGACGATTCTGGCCGGTCTGATCCAGAACAGCACCGACGAGGACATGAGCGTTGCGTTGCTGGGGATTGGCGCGTACTGGACTGACTCCGGCCGCCCGCGGGACGCGAGCGGTAAGGAAGTGGATTGGGAGATTGCACCGGGCACCATGCTGGAGCTGGAGAAGGATGGCAAGGTCGGCAAGCTCGAAGGTGTGAACTCGGTACAGCCGATCCAGGACCACATGAGCTTCCTAAAGGGCTCGGCACAGGAGGCCGCCGCGGTACCAGCGATCGCTACGGGGCAGGTCAATACGCAGGTGGCGCTTTCTGGCGTGGCGCTGCGGATCGAGTTCATGCCGGTGATCGCTAAGAACATTGAGAAGGAGACCGAGCTCGCCTCCAAGCTGACGCATCTCCTGTTCGACATGGCGTATATGTGGTTCCCGGCATATGAGAGCTGGAATCCGCCGCAGGTGCAGCCGTCTGTGGTATTCGGGGACCCGATTCCGGTCGACCGAGCCGCGGCGTTGAAGGAAATCCTGGATATGGTGACCGCGAAGGTTGTTTCAGTCGAGTGGGCTCAGGGTGCGATTGCCCAAAAGCTCGGTTACAAGTTCCCGGCCAACATGCTGTCGTCGATCATCTCGGAAGAGCAGCAGATGTTGGATGCGACTGGAGCTCGGATCGACCAGGCTGTTGCTGCTCCTAATCTGAACGCATCTGTCTGATGGAATACAAATTTGAAATGGTATGGGGGTCTTTTCCCTGGGGGCATCCAGGAAGGGCCAAAGACTGATGGCGATTCCTAAGCCGGAGCCGAGCGATTGGCTCAAGGCTTCAGCCGAAGAGCTCCGGCTTGGGGATAAGGAGACCCTGCGTATTCTGCAGGAAGCCTATCAGGCAGTGCAGAGAGAGCTACGAAATCTCCCTAACGAGAACGGCGCTGCATTCGGCAAGCTGGTTCAGCGCGCCCAATTGGAGCGCGTGAAGCAGAAGCTGATGGCCCAGCAGGCAGACCTCTTCGAGAAGCTTGGCGATCGCATCGCAGCGCGGCGGCTACGGTCGGCTTCCCGAGCCGCAAAGCTCTCCCGTGCCGCGGACGCGGCACTCCTGGCGCTCGTAGGCAAAGGTGATGAGGGCAGGCGGCTCTACGACGGTGCCAACATCACTGCTCAGCGCACGGTGGATACGCTGCTAGCGCGGATGGGCCTTTCCCAGGTTCCACTAGCCGAACGGATCTATCGGACCGGCGTGTGGATGAATGGTCGGTTAGATCGATTGATCACCCAGACACTTGCGG